ATATGCGATACTAATTATGAAAAGTTCAAAGAACCTAGAAGTTTTGAATCCGAGTATTCTCTTGAAAAAAAAGATTATCACACTTTCTTAGTACTACGTGCATTTGATGGGAATCATGTAAAAGCCGCATATATAGATGGTTATGGTTTTTCTATATATGTTGTAATTAAAGGGAAGTTTTTTGATGGGACAAAAGTAAAATACGAGAACCCAATAATAATTGGAAGATACCGCCATTATGATGACTATTTACCAGTTGTAGCCGAAGGAAACTTTAAAGAAAACAATTATCATGGACTTCTTAAATGACAGCAATAAAAGTAAATTAATGGAAAAACCTACAGATGAAGAAATCAATAATATCAGTGGCTATCTTGGAGCAAAATCTTTATCTGACCTTTATTCCAAACAACTGTATGGCAAGGATATGAAAAACCATTATCACCATGCAGGAGAAACAACTTGGTCTTTCCCTAAAGGCATAAAGGAAAAAATAGAGGATGATAAAAAATATCTTGTATATTACGATTTTCACGATTCTGCTGATTCGTCTGATACAAGCATACATTATAAAGTTTATTATATTGAAGAATGCTAAATAATTTTTAATAAAGTTATGACACAAGAAGATAAAGATTTATTGATAAAAGACCTTTCAGCAAGATTGCCATATAAAGTAATTTGCTGTATTTGCTATGGTACAACCTCCTATTATAATGGCAAACTTACACCTAAAGATATAATATGGTTTCTTAACAACTCAGATTTTGCTACCATTAAACCTTATCTCAGACCTCTAAGCAGTATGACTGAGGAAGAAGAAAAGGAATATACAGATATTGATAATAGGCCATATTCTTGCCCGAAAGATTACGCACATATCCCTGCTTCAGATAGAATAGATTGGCTTAATAAATATCATTTCGATTATAGAGGATTGATTGAAAAAGGATTGGCAATTGAAGTAACCGAAAAGGATAACCCTTATAAAGATTAATAAATATAACTGACAAGTATATTGTTACCAAAAATATATGGATGTACTTAATAAATGCACCCATATATTTTTTTATTTTATTATTATTTTTCCCTTGTATAAATATGATTTTTTACCCTTAAAAATAACCGACAGATACAACGATACGAATAAATATTACATCTTTATTCATTTTTATTTGAATAAATTGAAAATCATATTTATAGTTTTTCAAAAAATTATCGTTTAAAAACAAAATTACACCCCATTTTCAGACGTATTCTTAATCACTATTATACGAATTATTTTCCGTCTGAAAAAATAACATTATAAAGGATATAATAATATATAAGATAATTTTTTGTATATAGGAAATATTATTCATATAAGGATTTTTTTATTGGAAAAAATATAGGTTATATACGGAAAAATGGTATAAGGATTTTTTGATATTTAAAAGCGGAAATATATGGGGAAAAACTGTTCAGTCAATCAAAAAATAAAATTTTTTAAAAAATTGAAAATGAACCCAAAATTATTTTTTTAAATCAGAAAAAAATATTATATTTGCAGAAAGTTTAAATTTAATTATATAATAATATGAAAAGTAGTTTTAAAATTTTCGGAGCAGCCTTTATAGTAATATGTTCAGTAATGCTTTGTAGTTGTGATAAGCATAGTGATGATGATGTTTTCTATGCAGACATAGAAGATAGTGGAATCGTAACGACACATGACAAAGATGTCAATAAGGAATATGAGTGTAGTGAGTTCTACATTAATGGACTTTATTATGAGAATATTAAATTAACGATTAGAAATATTGATTCTAAACTTTATTGTTTTGAAGTAGATAAATCAAATGAGGATAGTAATATTATTTTTAGCCAGACATTTTGCCATTACGGAAAGATTTTTGATACGAAGAATAGTATTGTTCGATTTGATATACGGATTAATGATATTGGTCGTATTGGTAAGATTGTTCTTTACAAGAGTGGTAATAAGTGGATTGGAACTTATGAGGATTAACTATATAATAATATGTGGGTAGCAAGAGATAATGATGGAGAATTGACTTTGTATAAAAACAAACCTCATAGATGTAAACTCCCAGGATGGAATCAAGAAAGTTGGGATAGTGGGGATGATTATTGGATAGAATTAGACCCAAAGTTGTTTCCTGATTTAACTTGGGATGATGAGGCAATTGAAGTAGAATTAGTAAGAAAGAATTAAAATTTTAATGTTATGACTTATCAGATATATTATATACCGAAAGGTTCAAAAGAAGACAGACGTTATGTAATGTTCGAAATTGAATCCTATATATCAGGAAGTGAGGTCGGAAAAGATTATTATATTTCAGATGTACGCTGTTTTCCTCGTGTAAAAGGTATAACATTGTTTTTGAGAGACAAATTAAATGAATATAAATTTGATTGTGATGAATTTGTTAGATGTTGCGAAGAGTTAGAAGGGATACGTGATTTTCTACATATGTGGTATGAAATGCATAAGCCGAAGATATATAATGAAGCATGTGATTTCAATGATAAATTAGATAAAGTAATTGAAGAAAAAGTTGAAGCGTTTGCAAGGAAATATGATTTATATATAAGCGTAGATTAAGGTATGTTAGAGAAAGTTATTATTAAATGTCCTAAAAGATTATTTCATTTATCAGAAGAAAATCACGATGGTGAATATTTCAAGCCAAGAGTTCCTGATTCGATAATTGATAGTGGTGAAAATAAAGAAGATGATAAAGTAAGAAGAGTATGCTTTGCTAGTTCAATATCGGGAGCATATTTTGCAATAAATTTCAGAGGTGGTTATGAGAAATTATATGTGCATGTTCCTGAGAATATAGAAGATATTGTCAGACGTAGGAAACTTTGTAAGCCATCAACGGAACAGGTATATGATGCTGATTATTGTGGGGAATATTGGGTAAAGTGTAAAGTAAAACTTAAATGTATTGGCTATATAAAGATTGGGTATAATCTTTCTAGTTCTTTCGCTTTTTATAAGCCCAAGGTACATTTTAAGTATATCGAGAAATATTATTAATATATAATAAGATATAATAGGATATATAAAGAGAAATAAAGAATGGAAGATTTAAAGGGGATAATGTTTCTTATTATTTTTATATGCTTTGTTATGTATGCGAAGAAATATGATAATAAGAGACGAGAGGATGAAAAGAAAAGAGATTCGATAGAATATTATAATGATACGTTGAATGGTATTGTTAAGGATAGTTTAGTAATCAAACATTAAAAATATAATATAATATTATCGTATATATGAAGAAATTTATTTTGTTTAGTTTAGTTATTATGTTGTGTTTGACATCGTGCGAGATATATCGTTTCAATTATGATATAGTCCTTGATAATGTCGAGCGTATTGATAAGGGTTTTAATAATAAATGTCCGAAGGTGTTTTTTGATAAGCATTATGAGGATAAGAACATCAAGGCAACTTTAACTATTGATAGTTTGACCAAGGGAATAAATGTTATGATTACTAATAATACTCCATATTCTATTAAGGTGAACTATAAAGATATTATGTATAGTTTCAATAATGAAGCAATTGGTTATAATACTCAATATTCTATTAATGTAAATTATAGTACTTTTAATAATTTTTCATCCTTTACATTTAATCTAAACAAAACACCCGACTATATAATAATTCCGAAAGATACATATATTACCGATTGTTTTTTATTTACTCAGAGTACTCTTTTTCCTATAAAGTTTAATTATGAGCAATTAGATAAAGAAAGAGAGTATGTAAGAAAAAAGTATGTCGGTAGTAAAATAAAATTGTATATACCTATCGATGCCAATGGTATAACAAATGAATATGTATTTACATTTAAAGTTAAGAAAGTGAAAATAATGAGATATTTGAAAACTTTATAATAAAAAAATTTGTTTATATCAAAAAAAGTTATTATCTTTGCAATATCAAAATTAGAAGATAAAATAATTTATTTTGTTAAACATTAAATTTTAAATTAGTATGAGAGATACAAGAAAGATTTTTGGAAGCACAGTTATGTTTCTTATGATGTGCGTTTCAATGCTGCTTTGCAGTTGCACTAAGGATAGTGACGATAATTATGATTTTAGCGGTTATACAGGAGGAAAACCTGATATTACCAATCATATTGGTAATAGTACTTTCCACTTCTCAAAGTTCTATGTAACCAATTTTAAGTGTTATGAAAATGCCACAATGGAAATTAAAGAAGGAGTTAATAGTATATTAGTAACCATAACAGATAAAGATGGTAACGTTCTAAAAAGGAATCGATGGTATGTATATACTATAACTTACACTCCTGATGGTGGTATGCATTTTATTCATATTCAAGATGGCGGCGATTGGAGTACTATGATAGAAATGTATAAGATTGGTGAAGATAATTATATCGGTCGTTATCTTGATGCGCATAATACAACGTGGGGTTATTAAAGAAAACCATTATGAAGAAGAACTATTTTTTATCGGCGGATATAACGTATACAGAAAATGTTAAATGGGTAACAAATAGTACTTGTTTTTCGGATTTTGTATTTATTTATATTTAAGTTCCTCAATTCTTTTTGAGAAATTTAAAATGTTTTTTAATTTTATTTTCATATTAGTCCTAAAATATTTTGGTATTTTAGGACTTTTTTGTATTTTTGCATTGTTAAACATTTTAAATATTATAACTAATGACTATTTTTATTTTATTTTTGTTATCTTTAATCGGAGTTTTGATTGGAAAGCCATACATTAAGAAATATGGTAAAGATGATTGGATGAATGGTCTTCAATCTTTGCAATTGGTCGTCTGTCTTATAATGCTTTTGCATATTTCTTTTAATGATGAAATTGGTAATCAAGCACGAGAATTGTGCAATATTGAACATAAGGTATTATGCGTTTTGATTTTCGTAAGCGTTCTAACCGCTATTTTCCTATCTGATAACGATAAAAAGAATTAAACTATGAGAAAGATTATTACATTTTTGATGTTATTGTTTATAATTGGCAATAACTGTTATTGTCAGCAAGCGAATAGCATATCTGAAGAAAGTGATACTGAATTTGTCACCAATGAGAATTTAAGTATTATCAAACTTCGTTATAAGAAGGGAAAGAAATTCCATAATAAGATTTTGCGTAGGGTAAAAGATTTTACTATTGTCAAAGAGACTTCCAATAATCGTAAGTATTGCAAGACTTCAATATGCTTTAACAAGCGTATTATGAAATGGATTAAGAATGACAGTATTAAGAATGTTTCCATAATGGTTCCTGAGAATGGTTTGCCATATTTTGATGAATGGTCAGCTACTGCCGATGTTAAAACGTCTGTTATGGATAGTGAGGATGAGGATGGATTTTTCCTGATACGATTCAATATTGATAAGAAAGAATTGAATAGAAATCGTATTCGTCTATTCACCACTTATATCAATAAAAGAGAACTAATTGAAAATGAAAAGTACTTATGGATTTAAAAAATTTATTAATTAGTTTTGCTTGCAGTGTTTTATTTCTAGCAGGAATATTATCGCTCATTATAGGCTTTGTTTGGCATGATTGCCCATTGAATTTTTCAGAAAGGACTTTACTGCTTTATTTGGTATTAATAAATTGCGTTAATGTTGACGGTTTGGATGATTTAAAGTAAAGTATGATAAATATAGATAAAAAGATAAGTTTTAAAATGTTTCTTCATCAAGCAATTAAAGATGAAGAAGCATTTTGCCGTTTGATTGAGATTATATCAAACAAAACAAATATATATGTCTTTAGTGGCATAATAAGAGATTATTTTCTTGATGTCCCATCGTGCCGTGATTTGGATTTTGTTATTGAAGATAATACCAAGGTTGATATATTCAAAGAGGCAACTGATTTGGGGCTTAAAGTAGGCGTTAATTCTTATAATGGTATGAAGATTCTTCTAAAGACATTTTCTGCCGATATATGGGCGTTAAAAGATACTTATACAATTAAGAAAAGAAAACTGAAGCCTAATCCGCAAACATTAATCAAGACATCTTTCTTCAATTTCCAATCAATTGTATATGATTATAACAAAGAAGAATTCATATATGGAAAAGAATTTGAGAATTTTTATAATAGTCGGATAATGACTGTTGTCAATGAAGATAACCCTAACATTCCATTATGCATTGCCAATACAATACATTATGCTAATAAGTATTCTTTTAAGATTGATTATAAGTTATGCAAATGGATTGCTGACCATTACAGTGATAAGTATCATTATCGAGGCGTACAACTACATCATTTCGGAGAAATCAAGTATAATGATGAAACAATAAAGAAATTCTATGATAAATGCTTTGAGTTCATAATGAACAATAGTAATAAAACGAATAAAGCCTTAACTATTTAGTTAGTTAAGGCTTTCTTTTTTAATCCATATTAAAATATTTTAAATGGAATTCTTTTGCAAGCGTTTCGCAATTATTATCAATACCAAATTCAATAATCGTGTCAGTTAATTTATCAATCAACTGTTGGGTTAATATAATACATTTATCTTTTGGTAAAGTATCATCAACCAAAGACATTAATAAAGGAGTATTTTTATCAATCATAATGTTCTAAAATTTATTAAAAATAATAAAAATTATTCAAGAAATTAAATGGTACAAGTCCTTTAATTTCTTTGGTCGGAACAGCCGACCGCTATCGATTATCTCGGTTATTAGCCTTGAATCACCGACTACTTTTCTCATTATGTTCAATGCACCATTGACATCGGCATTGATTGCCTTGCCAACACTGCTTTGGAACAATCCCCTTTTGACTCTCTTGCCAAAATAGACTTCATGTTTACATATATCCTCCAAGGCAAGTGCATCGCACTTGCTTGTATAGGATTCTTCATTTTCAATGAACTTAATACCCACCATAGCACACTTGTATCTCAGCATATCTATCAGTCTTTCATACGGAATCTGAACAAACGTTTGATTGGTCTTGTTGCCCAAGCAGATGGAGTCCTTCCATCCCTTGTTGCGTCCACAAACAACATTACCAACACCATTCTTCGTTAGTTTCCTTACAATATGCTTGCTTACTTTATGTAACATGTCATCAAGTTCATTCCCACGTTTCATGAACAACTTGTTAATTGTTGCCGTATTATGTCTCTTGTTGCATTTAATTGCTTCTGATTTAAGACGAGACAATTCTTTGTTGAACCACTGATTCTTCGATTTAATCTGCTTTCCATTATACAACAACGGCTCACTGAAATCAGTTACAAGGGTCACAAAATTATCAACTCCCAAATCGATGGATGAAAACCTCTCATAATTAAGAATTTCGTTATATGCACCTTTATCTTCATACACGATTTCAATGATGGTGTAGCCGTTACGCGGAAGAACTCTAACTTGTTGGAAACTGCTTAATTTTGTGCCATATTTCTTCCATTGAGGTACATGTATGTACAAATCACGTGAAAAATACAACTTACCATCTTTAATTGTACAAGATTGATTTGTATAAATCATATTGAAATAACCATTTTTAGGTAAATATTTAGGCAAGCGAGGCATACCTTTATATTTATCCTTATGCAGTTTCCAATCTTTGATAGACTTGAAATATGCTTTGAGAGACTTGTCAAGGACTTTCAATGTCTGTTGTGCAACTTGTGCTTTCAACAGTTTGTAGTTGATTTTTCCTTCAAGATTCTCTTCTGTCTGCATAATTCTGTTCAAGTCATAATAACTGAGGAACTTATGTTCCTCACTTTCAAATGATTCAATGAATTTATGCAATGATTGGTTATACAAGTCTTTTGATACACGGCACAGATTCAGCAATTCTTTATTTTTTTCATGATTGTTAAACCTATACACCAATCTCATTTTCCAAATCTTCTTTTACGATTCTCAATTTATTTTTTCTACGGGTTGAGTACATTTTCATTGCAAAGCAATGAAGTAACGAGATTATGTCTGAAAATATCTCTTCTTCCTCACTTTTTACATTCACGACATCATTGACAGCAATCAATTCGCAACCGAAGTTTGCAAACAATGTTTTCCACATATCGAATGACACTCTTGTGAGTCTGTCCTTGTTTTCTACGAATACGGTTTTCAGTCTATGTGTTATTACATCATTAAGCATTTCCAAGAATTGTCCTCTGTCATAAGCGAGACCGCTTGCAATGTCGGAATAAACTTTAGATACACGGAAACCCTTATTATTTGCATATTTCATTACAGTGTCTATCTGATTCTGCAAATCATTTTTCTGTTTCTGTGTAGAAACCCTTGCATAGATTGCGGAACTTCGTTCCTCAATCAATCCAGCGGCTTTATAGACTGAATCATCGTCATAATCGTAAAAGCCGTTTGGCAACTTGTTTACAAGCACCTTACCGTTTTTCACGTAACTTGTTAAAGTAGGTCTTGTAATTTTTAATAATTTTAATACTTCTTTCGCTTTCATACTAATAAATAGTATGATTTTTCAAAAAAAATTAAAATATTTTATTTATTTTTTAATAATTTTTCGTATTATATAAATAATAACAAAAAAATCCGTAGAATCAAGATGACTATACGGATTTGATGATTATATATTGATGGGGTACTCATTTGAGTACCTTAGACGGCAGTGAAATAGGTTTTCAATTTATAAATATGCATTTAAATTAATTTTTTATACATTTTGCTAAAAAATCTACAACCCATCATAAAATATATAATTTTTTTCTTATTCGATATTTTATGATATGTTATCAGGCTTCATAATATTTTTCTGATAACAATCAGCCATCTGACTAACAAATTCGGGGAATTGCGATTTGATATCTTCATCATATAACATAATAGTTAAAGCATCATTATTAAAAACATTATATGACAAGATATCACTTCGCCAATGAGAAGACGATTGATTAGCATCTTTAAGGCAATCGTCTATGCTTTGCACAAGATTAGATTTTATGGTAGCCATCTTAGGATGGAAAGGTACCACGTTAAACAAGATGAATTGCTCGACCAAAGGAATATCATAAAAGAATGCCATCGTATACAAATAGTCATCCTGCAAGATATCCTTCAAGTCACTATTATTAGGTAGTTTATTTTTAATTATAATAACTTTCTTATGGAAAGAATGTATTTTTTCTTTAATTATGCTGTCAATCATATGTTATATTTGCTATGGGTACTCATTTGAGTACCTTGTTATTGGAAAAGGTTGGGAAAAGAGTTATATCGAGTTGATTTCTTGATTTAAGTGTTTTAGCGCTGAACTAAGAGAAATATTGTTCGACTAATTGTTTCATTAAACATTCATCTATCTTACAGTTTAATTTTTATTTCCTGTAAGGCAAATTCTCTCAATACAGGTGTTATGATTAATCCTTCATCATGATTAATCCCACAGTTGGTTATCGGGTAATAAACCTGTTCTTCTTCAGTTTTTTTAATTGGAATCGCCCTTAATTCAAAATTTTCTGTAGAAGGGTCAACTTTAGAAAAATTGAAAAATGAAGGTGGGAACCCTATGATATATTGAACCCCATGTTGGTCGAAAAATTTGAAATACTGTAAGAAGAGATAATTGTTATGTTTGGCATCTTCATAAATTTTTTCGAAGATGTCTTTCATAGTATTGATATTTGGGAATCCTTTTAACATTTGCTCTATCTTTTTTTAACATTGCAAAGATACTGCTTTAATTTTTATCAGCCAATTTTTTTCAGTAAAAATTTTTTTTAAATAAAAAATACTATATGCGTTAAAAAATGTTAAAATGAAGAAAAAATATATATTGTTAAAAATTGTTAAAATGTTTGGTGGTTTCAACTTTTCTTTCTATCTTTGCAATGTGAAAAGAAAACAAGTATTAACAATTATTAATATTATATTATATGGAAAATTTCACTTATATTAAAGGATTGAAGAAGTTGGGTTGTACATACCTAGGTGGTTATTCAGTATCAGCAAAGTTAATGAAATCTTATAATGCTGAATACCTTACTTATGGGGTATATCTCGCACCTTATAATATGTCGGGTTATAATGTATGTCCGAACTCTAAACATTGCCGAGAGAATTGTTTGAGTGGTAGTGGGCACAATAGAGGTGATATTCTATCTAAAAAGAATATTATTAATAATGCTCGTATCTTGAAAACAAAAATGTTCTTCGAAGATAGAGAAACTTTTATGCAGCTCCTTTTGCATGAGATTGCAAAGTTTCAGAATCTAGCAATTAAGCGCAACAAGAAGTTTGCAGTTCGCTTGAATTGTACAAGTGATATTGACATAAATGATTTTGTCTATAAAGGGCAAAACATTTTGGAAATCTGCAAGGACGTACAATTCTATGACTACACCAAGGTTAGAAAGTACGTCAAGAATAATACTAATTTGCCCAACTATGACTTAACACTTTCTTTTAGTGGGTATAATTGGGCAACTTGCAAAGAATACCTAGAAAACAAAGGCAGAGTTGCGATTGTATTTTACGGCAATATGCCAAAGAAGTACAAAGGTTATGAAGTTGTTTGCGGTGATAATTATGATATGCGTTTCCTAGACAAGAAAAACGTCATTATTGGATTGACTTATCATAAAACGGCAAACGACTACAAGAAAGGTTTCTTTGAGAGACCAAATAACCGATTTGTAGTAATCACCGAAAACAACAAGGATTGTGAGTTTTAAACAACAATAATTCAATATCAAGGGCAACCAATAATAAGGTTGCTCTTTTTTTTTTATTTTTTTTAACATTAGTTTTAACATTTTTTAACTAAAAAAATTTGGTCGCTTATCAAAAAATATATACTTTTGTGTTGTGGAAAAAGAGACTTTTCCGATTCGCTTTGTATTTCATCAAATCTAATAATATACTTAAAAAATGTTAAAAGATTTGGATATTATAAAATAATACACTATCTTTGCATTATCAAAATTAAACAATTAAAGTTATAATTATGGAATATAGACGAAAGATAACCAAGGAAGAAAGAGAGTTCAATAAATATGCAAAACAGATTGTTGGACGTGCCAATTTTGAAAGAGTGATTTCTTCAGATAATATTTGGGGGGAACAACATTTCAGTTTGGCAAAAAAAGATAAAGGTTCTTATAGAAATATGACAATAAGAATATTGTCAAGATATTATAATACGGCAACTGACGAAAAAGAAATCAGCGAACGTATTAACGAGATTGCAAACGAAATCAAAGAAAACGTCAAAAGACAAAAAATTACAGAAAAAATTTTGGAAAATGTCTACGATATAGCGAAATTAAAGTTGGGTATGAATAGAGAGCCAACTATCGCTAAGTATTCAGACCATAACGATATATATTTGGAAAAGAGATATGAAAAATATTCTTCTCGATGCAAATATACTAAAGTGGTAAGAATACCGATTGTCGAGATTAAAAAAGGATATACGTTGCGTTATATTGACGGCAAATATGTCTTTATCAAAAAAGGCAAAATCGACCGCCATAAACCAACTAAGATTGAGTTTGTGTCACAAGGCAAAGAATATACAGATATATGGCTAACTGACGGTTTGTTATATCGTGGCGAGATTTATGAGAATCTTACCGCCAAGGCAGTTAAAGAAGCATATAAGAGCGCAGTTTTAGCAAGTAAACGTTATACCAACGAAATGTTTGAAAAAGCCTCAAAAGTATCTGTTAATTATTTGGATTCAATTAAATCGGGTAATTGCAAAAATGGCACAGAAAGTTTCGCTAATTTGCTATCAAGATACCTAAAGGACGAATCTGTAAAAGATTACGATAATTATACGTTATCGGGTACTGATTTGATAAAATATGCAAGAGCGTTGGATTATTCGTTGTACTATATTAAACGAGTAATAGATTACAAATTTGAACAAATGAAATATAAAAAGGTGGCTGAATAGTCACCTTTTTTTATTATAAATCTTTTACTTGTTCCAAAACCTTTGAACATTTTTCTTTATGCTTTTCTTGCATCGTTCTTACCTCATTAAAAATTCCGTCTGCATGTTCTAAAAAATATTTGTTCACTCCAAAGGACGGGGAATACCAATCATTTTTCCCAGAGACAGAATTATAAATAGTAAAAGGTTTATCAATATCAAGAACGTTAATTCTTTCATCGTCTTTAAATAAAATGCCAATATTATGGCATGTTTCAGCATCATTATTTTCGTAATGAAAATATTCCATAATTACGAATTTTACTTCATTTAATATAATATAGCCATTAGTACAACCGATTGCAAGTAGCATACTTTTTAATTTATTGGCAAGTTCAAATGCTCTTGCATTTACTTCATCGGTTGCCAGTTTATTATTATTAATGATACTAAGGGTATCTTCGTCATTCTTAAATAGATTTTTAAATATTCCCATATATTTTTTTTTAATACCGCAAAAAAGATGGAGAATCTTTTAATTTATTCCCCATCAGTGTTGCCACAAATTAGACTTTTATAATAAACGATTTTTAAGCCGTTTTTAGACGTTAAAATTTCCCGAATGATAAGTTAAACAACAAAATATTTTAATGCGCTAAAACGGCTTAATTTTAGTCTTATTTTGAATGTTATGCAGACTAATAATGCACTCATAACTTTACTTTTGATTTTTATAAGGATTATTATCCTCGGTAACTTTAATTGCCAACCCTTTCTCGATTAAGCCACGATAGTCAAAGTGGTGGGCATTTAGCCAATCATAGACGATAAACATTTCATCGAAATAGAATCGCTCTCCACCAACACCACATCTAACACCAGTTGTATCATAAAGGGAGAAAGGAAAACAATCATCATTACCATTAATTCCCTCGTTTATTAAATCTGATAGTTCTTTTCTCTCGTCCTCAGTCATACTTGACAATGGACGGAGAAATGGTTTAACATATTCGATAGGTACCCCATCATCATTAACACGTCCTCTATCAACGCTCTCTAATTTTTCTACCACCATTCTTGACGGGCAGAATAAGTCTGGACGTTGTATCATTACCCCATGAAGCAACCTGCCATAAAGGTCGTTCGATAGTAACTTTTTATTTATTATTGATAATTCTAATGTTTCCATGCAATCTCTTATTTTTATCTTCTTCCAAAAGGTCACTCACGATTTCAAGAAACGCTTTATCTTCATTAGACAAGCCATACTGAAGTGCCATCTGAATGTTATTCATTTTAGTCTTTATTCTAGAATACATATCAGAATACTTATTAAATTCTTCTTGCTTCATATTTTATTATTTTTGTTCCGTCATTGCTTTCTTATTCAACAATAAAGTGGGGATTGTCCTCATGTATATATCCAAGTTTTTGCACTTGTTTGGATAAGTCATAAATAAGGCAATTAAGATTTCCCATATATAATTCATCCAAGCATTTATTATGCAACCATGATTCAGTTTCGGAAAATTGAAAATCTGTATTTTTCTTAATCCATGTAGCATAATAAGGGTGTTTAACGACAACCCAATAGATATAATTGTCTTTGTATTTACCAAATGGCATTTTTCTACCAAAAAGCAAATCTTTGGAACATATATTCCTATTGGCAATCTTACGTTCAAGTATTTCTTTGTCTGTCATAATTTCTTTTTATAAGAATTAAATGGGCATTTCAAGCAAGGATATGGTACAATGTCATCCATACCTTTATTAAGCCCATATTTACTATCTATAATATCACAATGAGATTCAACGTGGTCTAAAGGTAATTGAAAATCCTGCCAATAGTGTTCACAGGTTTTGCATAAATCTTTGCTTTTATCTTCTGGTGCCATAATTATAATATTTAATTGTTTAATTATTTACAATGCAAAGATAATATAAAAAAACGAGAAATCCAAATGAATCCCTCGTTTTTTGATTTTATTTAACAATTAGACTTCTAGAAACTCGTACACGTTGAAATATGTATTTTCGCTTTTGTAATCTTCGTATTCATCAATAATATTCATCATCTTTCTATCGGTTAAATTTTCACCAAATTCTTTAGGATTTTTCTTGATGATACCACACCAAGCATCAAATATTTCGCCCATTGTCAAATATTCGCCCTCAATAGGGTCATCGTCATAAGAATCAATTTCATCATCATAATATGCCGACACATAATAACGTTCGGGGAAAAAAAGTCCTTCATCGTGGACGTTATAAATCCCACACCCACTTTCTTTAACACGATATGAGATTGAAAGTTCATCATTAAAGAATTTTTCATTGATTCTGTAAAAAAACTTAATGCAACTATCCCAAGCTGATGATGTTATCAAGAAAATATTGCCATTGGCTTCGTTACAATGCCAGTCTTCAACGTAACCTCTGATATTAATATCATCATAATTAATATCCAACTCTTTAGCCAAATTGGATAATTGACGATTTTCGGGGTTCTTATCAAAAAATTCAAAGATTCCCTTTAACTTCTTCAAATCCTTTTCTGAACCTTGGAAATAATGTTCTGTGTATGCGATATTTGCCATAATTAATGTTTTTTAATTGTTTAACATTTGTTTTTGTTTGATAGTGCAAAGATAGAAAGAAAAAACGAGAAATCCAAATGAATCTCTCGATTTTAACATTATTTAACATTTGATAGTGTCTTAATGTACTGGATTATCAACCAATAATAATTATCATCTTCGTAATTATATATAAACGTGTCAAGTGAACAACTAGAAATCTCCCCAGTAAATATTAGTCCCATAGAACGGACATAAGTGTAAATCATACAACTTTCTTTTCGCTTAAAGAAAAAGACATCATCATTGGAACTGATTTCAGCCTTGTTTAAATAAACATAATTATTGTCAAATGCAATAATGGTGTCTTTCTTAATGGTGCAAGATATAAGTTTAGCATTTTTCACTTTCGCTTTATCTGTTATTAAAGAACAACCACAAATAATTGAATTTCCTCCAATATGAGCATTGCCTATCACGGTGCTATCATCTTTAATCAAAGCATTATCGGTAATTATTGTATCACCTTTAATTGTTACATCGTCAAAAATCTTAGCATTATCCCTAATTTTTGTTCGTCCACCGATGAATGGTGTGCCATTAATTACGGCATTACCACTAATATTAGCCTTATTTGTGATATTGCCACCATAATACATATCAACAAGGGCATGACCGCTGATATGCGCATAAGAACCAACTATCGAATTGCCACGAACGATTGCATTATCACAAACAACTGCGCAATCGCTAATCAAAGCATTTCCAGATACGTTAGCATCGCCAAATACCTTTGCTTCATCGTCAACCCAAGCCATACCATTTAGGTTGTCATATTTTTCAATCCAACCGCCAAGCATACCAGCCTTAACAAACGTTCTATCAATAAAGAAGTTTGAACGGCTTTTTATTCTATGAAGAGTATGACCATTGTAAACCATACTCTCGTTAGTCATTTCATAATGTCTAAATGTTGCTTCCATAATTATATTATTTTAATTGTTATTATTATTTCTTATTTACAATGCAAAGATAAAGAAAAAACTTGAAAGAACCAAGTATTCTTTCAAGTTTTAACATTTTTTAATATATGACTTCTGACTTAAACATAAGATTCTTGCCCTTTACCACCAAAGGAAAACTCTTTTCATTACGGCTATGCCAACCACGAAAGAAATAATCTTTTACGGCAAATGAATGTTTGGTGTCAACTTGGAAACTCCAACCATCATTATTCCGATAAGCCGACTTAATATTATATATTGATTCGGCTAAAAGCAAAGAGTTTGTTTCCGTATATAGTAAATTATATTTATAGTCCCAATTACGAACAAGCAAAAGATTTCCGTGATAATCATTGCTTTCTCTCCAAATAAGAGTACATTTTTCACGGCAAAAAGACGAAACAATTCTTGCCTTAAATGTTTTCAGAATTTTGCCCGTTGTCGCATCAACTATATAAGTATAATTGTTTGCACAAGTAAAGTACAAGAACTTTTGCGTGTTATAGAAAATAGGACTATCCACGTTATCAAAAACACGGATATTTCGTCTCTTTACCAAATCATAAATAATTATCTGATTTGATGAAGCATAAACTAATATCTTTTCGTCATAAATCCTATATTTAGAGTCATTATAATCATCAATGATTCGGCAATTGTCTTTTTCAAAGACTATGACTTTACTCTTAATGCCACAACGCAAAATAATAAAATAACTATTAAATGCAATTTCGTATTTATCGCCAAATGCCGACAAATCTATTGAATACAAAAATTTAAGACTTTCATCGTAGATGTCTATACGATTTCCATTTTTAACATAATGGCAATGACTTGTTTTTGAATATCCAAAGCCATAATACAACTTGTTAAAATCAGCATCAGCATCAATCTTTTCAAATGTAATCAAATTGAAAAGGTCACTTCCGTCAAATACAAGTTTGCCACGGATAGATATATTATCAGATTTTAGAACTACATTACCATTAAGATTAATTAATTCATTAATTCGGGCAAATGGGTCAATTTCGATGATTTTGTCATAGTGTATGCAAGGTTTTGCAAAATCAATATCATGACGGCAAATAATATTACCATCTTCATCAATGACGGCATATTTGCTTTCATCTTTATTGCTTAACTCAACGTTAAACAATTCAAGTTTTGAGCCATTCTGTCTAAGAGGTTCAAGTTTGCGAATGTCTTTAAATGATAACTTATCCATATTCTTATTTTTTAATTGTTAATACTCGTTTTAATTACATTGCAAAGATAAAGAAAAAAGTTGAATATTCCAAGCAGAACATTCAACTTTTAACATTTATTAACGATTATCAACTTCAATATAATAGAATTTGCCGTGCTCAGTTAGGCGCAAATCCAACTTGTTTTTCTTGCCCTTGCACTTTGCTTTAAGCGATTCACGCAAATGCTTGCAGCACTCCTTATCATAGGCAATATATTCAATAATATTGCCATAAGTAACATGGTAATTGGCAAAGTTATCCAATGGGGTACGAGACTTCTCATTAAAAAGTTTCTCAAATGAGAAATACTCTCGGCAAGGTTTGGCAAACATAACAAATCTTACATTTATATTACTTGGAATAAAATTCCCAGCATACATACCAAAAGAAATTGGACGCTCGTCAACTTGATAATATTTCTTACCAAGTTCCTTTACCAATTCAGAGAACACCATTGAAAGACGTTCAACGTCCCACTTGCCCAATCCTTCGATTTTCTTAAATCCCAAATCAAGGGTAAAGTCAATATAGTCATTTGGGGAAGGACTTGCACCAAAAGGACGCATACCATGCCCGACAACTGAAATTGGCAAGGTCACTTCAATAGACTTCTTACCCTTGTTTTCTTTAATGCAATTTTTTATATACTTGCTAACATAATTGTTGGCATCCTTAATCTTGAAATCCTTGTTGCTAATTGTTGTGATATTACCAGTCATATCCTTATTGTTTTTAATTGTTAAACATTTGTTTTTATTTACAATGCAAAGATAAAGAAAAAACTTGAAAACTCCAAATGAATTTTCAAGTTTTAACATTTATTAACAAATCATCAGATATTCATTAACCAGTTCCAAATTTTTCGTAATGAAATCATTACATTCGTCTATTGTATGAAATGCGATTGTTGTCCTTTGGTTGATATAAGGAATTATTAGAATTTTGTTGCTGACATTGCAAAACGAAAACTTTGCTTTGTTGGTGTTGGTCCATTCTTCCTCAGTTATCAAACCGCCATACTCGCCACTATGCAAGATTTCATAAATGGATTTTTCAGCCTTTATCTTCTTATTGAAGATTTCATCTGAATTCCTTTTCTTTGTTCCTTCCATTGTTTTCATTGTCATTTTCGCCTAAACGTTTGCAAAATTCAATATATTCTCTGGCATCAGGACCTATATTATTCCAATGTTTTAATTCCTCCCAATCTTTATCTAATTGTTCTTGGGGTGTTTCATTGAAATATTTTTCTAATGATTCCGATACCGATAATTTTTCTTCCATTTTTGTTATCGGCAATTTATCTGTTTGACGATATACTTGTAACTTGATTCTTCGTTGACCTTCAAAGTGATAATCAAAGTTTCGCCATCAACATCAAGAATAAGGTCTTTATAGTTTCCACCTTTAAAATATGTTGAATTCTGTAAATTGACGATTTTCACATTAGAATCCTTATCAACCAATTCCGCATTAGACGGATTGCAGCCTTTTAAAATCAAAGGAATCGTATTGTAGTCAACAATAAGCACATTGAGCAATCCATTTTTAATATGATTTATTTCCATCATTCTTCTGTATTTTTTACGTCTTTAATTACTATTTCAAAATCTCTCTCCAATTCTTCAATATTAAATTCTGAGAATGTTGAAAGATTAAAACTTTCTGTTCTGATTTCGTTTGTCTGCTGCTGCAAAAACGATTTCAAAGTTGTTAATTCTCGCTTGCTTGCGATAGTTGCTCCGTCAATATAAAAAGTGACGTTGACTTGCAATGGAGATAAATAATTACGCACATAATTATTTTTCTCACACGGAATCTTAGCAACGAAATTTCCAAGATTTTCATCGAAATATCCTGCGACAGAATAGACAGCCTTAATGTCTTTATCTCCGTAAGGATTATTCTCATAGTTTTCATTCATCTTTTTCAAGATTGGGCGAGCATTGATAACCGCCTTTAATGGATGAATGTTGTTGCCAACAATGGTAATATCTGCCATAATTAATATTTTTTAATTGTTAATATTATTTTTTATTTACGATGCAAAGATATAAAGAAAAATTGGGAAATCCAAATGAATCTCCCGATTTTTAAGATTATTTAACATTTGACAAGGCTTCTTGCGTCTTGACGATAATTTCATAACTCTTTCCCGATTTCTCGCTATCCTTATATGCTTTCTTTATCAGTTCCTCACCAGTACCATAGAAGCAACCGACTTTCCACATATTGTTCGAACGAGTCCAAGTGAAATAACGACCGCTACTCCAAGAGTTTTTATATACGGCATAATCTTTATCAAGTCTTATCTCAACATCGCCACCAATTTCAGCACGACCAGAAATCACAACACAACCAGAAATGCGAGCATTACCATAAACAGCAACGTTATCACAAAGAGTTGCACCTTCATAAACTTCGGCATTGCCACCAATACGAACGTTACCATAAATCTCAGCATAACCATAAATTTTAGCACTAAAACCAACATCAGCATTACCTTTAACTTTAGCATCACCATAAACTTTGGCAGAATGGTAAACGTCAGCATGAGCATAAATCTCAGCAGATTCAAAAACTTCGGCATAATCATTAATCCGAGCATCGCCATAAATTCGAGCATGACCATGAATCAAAGCATCGTCACAAACCAAAGCATCGTGATAAACTTTGGCGTTCTCATAAACTTTAGCCTCATTACGAACCCAACAATCATCCTTTTGTGACAAATTGGCTTCGGTTTCAATCCAACCGCCCAATTCGCCTTTTTTGATAGTACCAAAATTCTTGATAGCCTTGATTCTATGAAGAATATGTCCATTAAACTCAAAAGTTTCATCGGTCAAGATATATTTTTTATCTTCCATATTAATATTATTTTAATTGTTAATTATTTGTTTGTTTTGATATTGCAAAGATAAAACAAAAAATCGAGAAATCCAAATGAACTTCCCGATTTTAACATTATTTAACATTTGACAATGCTTCTTGCGCCTTAACAATAATCTCATAACATTTGCCAGTTTTCTCATTATCCTTATAGGCTTTAGCGATAAGTTCTTCACCGCTGCCATAGAAACACCCAACTTTCCATTTGTTATTAGAGCGAGTCCAAGTAAAGTAACGACCACTACTCCAAGAGTTTTTATATACCGCATAATCTTTATCAAATTCTATTTTAGCATCGCCAAAAATCATTGCGTTGTTGCCAACATGAGCTTTACCATAAATTTTAGCATTACCAGAAATTTGGGCACTACCATAAATGGTAGCGTTGCCATAAACTTTGGCATAGTAAAAAATACAACAATCACGAATAAAAGCATTACCATAAATTTTGGCATTACCATAAATGATAGCGTGGTCACGAACGACAGCATTACCAAAAACTTGTACGTTCTCATAAATATGTGCATAGCCAAAAATTACTGCATTGCCATAAACTTTAGCATCGGCGCAAATCCAAACGTAATCATGAACGCTTGCATTGCCAAAAACTTTGGCATTACCAAAAATTTGGGCATCGTGAGAAATTTTGGCGTTGCTATAAACTTTAGCGTTGTCATGAACCCAACAACAACCTGACTGACTCAAATTGTTTTCGGATTCAATCCAACCGCCCAAGTCACCAATATGAACATTACCAAAATCAGCGACAGCCTTGATTCTATGAAGAATATGACCGTTAATTTTCTTTGTTTTCTCAGTAAGAATATACTTTCTATTTTCCATAATTGTTAATTTTTTTAATTACAATGCAAAGATAAAACAAAAAATCGAGAAATCCAAATGAACTTCTCGATTTTAACATTATTTAACATCTGAAATATCTGTCAATTTAAAATATTTCAAAACGTTTTTATATTCAAAGTAATGCCTTTTTGTTATATACCATGCGAAAAGGCGATAACTAAAAGAATCATTATTTGAAACTTTATATGCTTCCAATAATCCTTGCATTTTATCAATTTCTGTTTTGCAAGCCAATGCTCGTTTTCTCGTTCGATTAAACTTGTAGTTCAGAAATCTTAAAGTCTCCCAAAAAGGTATTACTTCTATTCTGTTATGTTTACCTTCTATTCTCCAAAAACGCAAACTTATTGTACGTTTAGTTACTTGACCGAATTTATTTGCCGTATAACCATACTCGAAATATGGTTGAATAGAATTAATTGATAGCCATGATGGTAAGGTAAGAGTTCTTCTTAAACCAGTTTTATAAAAAGTAACTTCATTTTCGCAAACATTACTATTTAATGCAGATGTAAATCTATTATCTCCATCTTCGTCAAGGTATCTTTTTAAATCTTCATTATCCTTAGATTTGTTGAAACACTCATGCCAATAATCGCTTATAAAAGAATTACCCCTTTCATCGCCAAAAGGGTCTTCATTCCATATATGCAATTTGCTGAATTTGCAACCAGCACTACAAACATAGACTTCCTTTTCAGATACACTACTGCAACTAACATGTTCTGAAAGTGTTTCCATTTTTCTTTTCTCTCCCGATTTAATTAATGGCTGACCGCAATACGGGCAAAACATTGTATCTTCATATTTTTCGGGGTCGCTATTATAGATTGCCAAAGCCGTTTCCAATGCTTTTTCTTGCATTGCCGTTCTTTTTGGTTGAGTAATAAACCATTTCATATTTACAAATTTATTAATAAGTTAATTATTTGGTTATTTCTTTTCTTGATTGTCTCTAAGAAAGATTTACCATAGTCTGATGGCAAATCGTCTATATAAGAATCACCATCTTTAATTTCTGGGAAATTTTGTCTAACCATTTGAGTAAATTGGTCAATAAATGCGGATGGAATAATTAAAAAAACATGATTTTTCAAACAAAATATTTCTTTATTTTCATCGCATTCTTCAAGTTTTCTCTTTGCCATTTTCAGACGTTTAAAATGGTAAGGTATCTTTTTATTATGGGTACTATTTCCTAAGTCGCCATGCCAATGTACACCATATTCATCAATATAAAGATGTGCAACATTATAAGTGGTGTCTAAACGGCTATAAAAGCATTTCAAAAGAAAATTCAAACAACGAGAAGAGTCCCATTTCAGTTTCTTTATCTTATTGTTAACCTTTTCGATTTCTTTTTCAGAAATTTCAAAATAAAATTCATTCGTCGAAATTTCTGATGGAATGCCAACACTATGTCGGTATTCCATTGTATCTAAATTTATTGTAATGTACGGCATACTAAATGATGTAAATTTTTAAGGTTTCATTTTCATAGAAAAAATTGGCAAGCAATTCTTTAACAATCTCATCGCACTCATCTTGCGAAATGTTATGGGTGTTAATAAGCATATCCTTAATATTACCCATATTTTCAAAGTCAATTACAATTTCCATATTATTATTTGTTTATTTGTTTCATAAGCCATCTGTTACTCAAATCAATAATTTTGTTAACAAATTCTTGATTTTGCGGTATCAGTTGAACGTTAGTATGATATTTGTTATAATCTTTATGCCCATAAGACGGACTACAAAAATATAGTCTAGTAAATCCGACCATCGGCAATTTGGTATAGTTACTATATCCACGTTTCATTTCATTGAATAACTGCTTAAAGACGAATTCTTTTGCACCAATAATATCTTCTTCGCATACACGATGCCGCCCCTTTGCAAATGCAACAGACAGATAAGCATTATCCTTATACTTCTTTGCACAAGCGGATTGATGAATCAAATTATAAACACTATCCAATTTAAGAATATGCGCATAATAGTACATCTTTGTTAAGTCGCAATTCTTGATTGCGTTTCTTATCTCAGTCTTTTTAATTTTTTTCATAATTTATATTGTTTTGTTTGATAACGCAAAGATAGAAAGAAAAATCGAGAAATCCAAATGAATCTCTCGATTTTAACATTATTTAACATCTTCTTCTTTTGTCTATTCAAATTCAATCACACTAAACTTAATTTTTATTATTTCTCCGTCAATGGATAAGATGTCGGCAAAATAATATGGATGCTCTTTCATTAAGGCAACAATAGCATTTTCGGGCAATGACTGGCTGATTGTATATTTGCTACCCAATATGCCAAGCAAATTTTGGCAAAGTATTGATTCTGTGAATCCAAGGTCTTTACCAATGAATTCGTCTTTATTCACTTCATAAGTTATACTATATTCTTTCATAATTGTTATTATTTTTTTGTTTACAATGCAAAGATAAACAAAAAAGTTGAAGAATCCAAATGAATTCCTCAACTTTAACATTTATTAACAATTAAAAGACAGATTACTTCTTTATTCGGTCAACATCATGAATGTATATGTCTTGATGTATAACGGCAATAGTATCAGCCTTTATCGCCATATCATTCTTATTAGCGTTTAATTCCTTTTGCCTTTCCCAAAAAGGTACGGATAAAAAATATCCAGCCCAAAACGCAAATATTATGGCAGCACCATAGCAGTCTTTACAATAACACAAAAAAGTTATACCAAGTGAAATTATGCCTATTATTATAAATGCGGTCATTATAGTTACTTTTTATTCATTCAACAATTTATCTCGCAAAAGATGTGAAATTGCAATTCGTACATCACTATCATTGTAATGCCAGTCGCTACATTCTCGTATGTCTTCAATTATTTCTTCTTTATAATTATTCCAAATTTCTTCGGCATCGTCAGATTCCATTATGTTAGACATAATACGCAAGAAATCTGCACGAATTGTTATTGAATATGTAACATCATCCAAATATTTAATGAAATCAGCGGTCTCACCTGATTTAATAAGACCTTTTTTATTTGTAAGAAGCAAAGAATTGTTTATAATTTCAAATTTGACAATTTTTCCCAAGTCTGGATGATGATATGGGTGCGACACCAATAGTCTATCATTAATGTTATATAGGTTATCTTTCTCCAATATAGTATTCAAACGTGAAAATTCTTCATCATCTGGAAGGCAAGACAAAACGTTTAAAACCTCGCCAAATTCCATATCACCGCAGTTAACTTCACACCCGATTTCCGACTGAATGTATATAACCTTGCCTTCAGACAAACGTATCTCATTCAAACGTACAACATCACTATTGTGCAAAATAACATCGACAAGAATGTTCCATTTATTATTCACCGTATTGGTAAGGAACTCCTTTATTCTACCCTCGGCTTCTTTGTCAAGAGCAGCATGTTTTTGTGATAAATCATTAATGTATTTTTCCATATTTTTTAATTATTAATTATTGTTTTCTAAAAAGTTAAAAGATGCTCACGGCAATACTTCATTGCTGCATCAACGGCTTCTTCGTATTTTAAAAACTCCCCAAAGCCAAGTCCTTCTTTTAAGTAATCATTCTTAATAAGAAATTCATCCATATTTGCTTGACTAGAATAACCAGTGTGAAATTTACCACCTCTATCCTTATCTCTATTCTCACGAAAATCACATATCAGAAATGTGTATGGACGAATTGTTAACTCTGGATTGGTAGGCCAAAATGTGCTGATTTCGATATTTATATTCTTTTCGTCTCTAAGCCACCTCATGACCTCTTGATAAGTGGGCGCAGCAATAACTTCATCAACATATTTTAGATTATAAGACAAAGGTTGAGAAGCAACAACGTGATGTATAATTTTAATATCATCATCACTTCTATAATAAAAATAGAAAGGCTCATCAAACCCTATCTCTTTGAACATCTTAGATGTTTCATAAGAGCAAAAATCTTCATTCTTCATTATCTTTTTATTTACAAGTGCAAAGATAAAACTTTTTCTTGATTCGTGCAAATCATTTTAGTTAAAAAATGTTAAGAGAGATACCATGTTTGTTATATTGTTGGTATCTCTCCAACATTTATCTATAATGAACAAAGTGCCTTTGCTTGGTCGATGTATTCAAGTATTGTTACATAGACAGACCTTTTAGCATCTGTACTCAAATAATTAATGTTCACCCACTCGTCTATAAGACCATTACTAAAGTCTTTCATAAAGGCTTCTATTATGTGACTATCCTTGTTGTAACGCACACCTAATATAGCGCAATCAATGTTTTCATTATACCTTGATACAGCAATACCATATTCGCAATTATTATAGGCTGCATCCAAAACTTCCGTGTCTTCTCTATCAAGATTTAAATCGTGCGCCATAATTGCAAGAATATCTATCTCCTTGTCAAATTCCATAATTGCCTTTCTCGCTCTTTTTTCCAAGTCGGCATTAAGGTCTTTAATGGCTTTGAAATACTCATTAACGTAATCTCTGTTTGTCATAATTATATGTTTTTTAATTGTTAATATCATTGTTAAATTGAAGCGAGAAATTTCGTTCAAAATCATCAGCATCTATAACTTGCTTCTCTGTGCCCTCCCAATCACATTCGGGGCAAGAAAAATCCAAAAGTGCGGTATCATAATTGTAATTCCATTCGCCTTGTTCAAAGACGTGACCGCATTTAGGACAAATAAATCTTTCTTCCATATTCTTATATGTTTTTAATTGTTAATTAAATATTGTTTCTTGTTTACATTTGCAAAGTAACAAAGAAAAATTCTAACCACCAAATATTTTTTGTTAACAAATGTTAAAAACAAATCTTTTTTACTAAATAAAAAAATCCTTGCCTATTCTCACGAACTGACAAGGATAAGATATTAATTATTAACCATCAATTAACATTATGTAGTTTTAGACTATTGAGCATGTCTGTATAATCTACACTAGAATAGAAACGTTCCTGTTCATTAAGGAACTTTACACAGACCTCAACAATTTCATCATCACGCATAAATCGGAAAGTTGACATCCACTTGTCTTTCCAACTATCCGAAAGGTCAATCCACACTTCATACCAAAGATGCTGACATTCGATTCGCTGATGCAGCATTGGAAGAATTATCTTATTATATCTCTCCCAACCCTTTTCAACCTCTCTGTCATATTCAACTTCACGATAAATATCTCGCAACTCATTATCTTTCATTATCGGCTGCGTGATATGCTTGCTTTTTGCCAAATATGTTTTGGCTCTGTTGGCAAACTCAGTTGAAGACTTACAAACATTTGCAATCTGCTTTAATTCGTCAATAATTGTCATTTTTTCTCCTATTTTAATTGTTAATACTATTATTCGTTTAACTTGATGCAAAGATAAACAAAAAAGTTGAAAGTACCAAACAATTTTTCAATTTTAACATTTATTAACCAAAAAGGCAAATTGAAAAAACGGCAATAAACAACAAGAATAAAAGTCCAAAAATAATAAGACAGCCAACGCCACTGATTTTTATCATCGTAGTTCCAACTTTGTCTAATTCATCGCCTTTTTCTGATAAGATTTTAAAAATGATGCCGAAAAAAAGTAAGACACTTAAACACGATAAAAGTATGCTAATCATAAATTAAGATTTTTTGATATTATTTCTTGCGCCTTTACGATGGCTTCATAGCATTTACCCCATGTTTCATTATCTTCATAGGCTTTCTTTATTAGTTCCTCACCAGTGCCAAAAAAATCCCCGACTTTCCACATATTGTTACAACGAGTCCAAGTGAAGTAACAACCACTGACACCACGACTCCAATGATTTTCATATACGGCATAATCGTCTTTAGATTTTACCCTAGCATAACCGCTAATTGTTGCGTTGTGGCAAACATCAGCATCGCCATAGACCCAAGCATTGTTAGAAATCCAAGCCATTTCATGAATAAAAGCATTTTCAGAAACTTTGGCTCTATCTCTAACCATTGCCCTATCAGAAACAATTGCTTCATTAGTAATTATAGCATGGTCACAAACGTTAGCATGACCACTAACCATTGCCTTACCACAAACGATTGCCCATCCATAAATTGCAGCCTTGTCACGAATTGTAGCATCATCAAAAACTTTTGCTTCATCCAAAACCATAGCATTGTCATAAATCCAGCAATTACCGAATTGCGATAGGTTATCTTCAGACTCGACCCAACCGCCCAAGTCACCTTCATGAACACCGTTAAAGTTCTTGACTGCCTTAATTCTATGAAGAATACGGTCTTCAACTTTTCTTGTTTCGTCGGTCAAAATATATTTTCGATTTTCCATAATTATTTATTATATTTTTTTTAATGCAAATTTATTAACTTTGTTGATTATATCCGCATAAGTCTTACCATTTTTTAAATTTTTAAATGTATAATACTTTTCGCCAATATCAACAATTTTGTAAATGTTACCAAAATAGAAAATCTTATCACCGATTTTAAGATTGTCTTTACCAATCTCAGCGATAAAACCTTGTTTTTTTAAGTGTGCGATGTATTCTTCATAAGAAGAATATTTTGATGGGTAATATTTGTACATTTGTCTTTTATTTTTTAATTGTTTAACATTGCAAAGATAATAAAAAAAATCGAGAAATCCAAAAGAATCTCCCGATTTTTAATATCTTTTAAGAAAAATCGCTATTAAAACGTGTGTTGCCTAACAAGTTCATAACGATTTGACTGAGACAACGACTTCAATGGCATATAAATGTCAAAAGATGTCAAGTTATCGAAATTAGTCAATAACGTTTCAATCTGTGCTGGGTTTGATGGAATATAAATAAAATTATCTATATTACCAAACCGCTTGACCTTAATGCGATTTGAACGATTTACATCAATAGCCACGATATAAGGCTTGAAACCCAATGTTTTCTCGCATTGATGCAAAAGGTCGTTAATACACAACTCTGGTTCTGGGAGTTCATTCCACTCACCATCGCTGATTATCGTCCATACTGGATATTGCTTTAATTTTTCAACAATATCCGTATCACTTGTCATTTTTGCCTTAATCATGTCGATGATTGTAGTAATATCAGTCCATCCACCAAATCTTTGTCTGTATTCTTTACGACAAAATTCATTAATCTTTGTGTAATTCTCATAAAAACTCCACAAAGGATTAACTAATGGCTCAGAGCCAATACTATCGTACCATCCAGCCTCGTCACTAAACAAGCCTACAAGGTTTCTTGCATTGTCATCTGGATTCTTTATCAGACAGATTGAAGCCAAGAAAGTCGCAAAATTAAACGGTGCGCCACTCATTGAACCCGAAGCATCAATGAACACAAGACTATTATATCGCAAATTAATCTTGTTAATGAATGATTCAAGTTTCAACTTGTCAACCTTACCATTCATTGCTTCTTCGTAAATCTGATGGAAGTCAACCGCACCAACGGTAACTTTAGCTTCTTTCTTAATCTTTTCAAGGTTAGCCTTTTCAGATTCCGTAGCAATGCCCTTGCGAATCTTTTCTTCAAGCAATCTTTGCTCGGCTTGCTTAATAGTCTTATACTCATTCCATTCAGCAACCAAAGGTCGGAATGATGCCCACTTCTCGTTTTTCATTATGCGTGAAGTAACTCGACCTCTCGCCAAAGCAGGAAGTTTGCCGTACCAATTAAGAAAACCGTCCTTTGTGAACTCTGCTATCTTATTGGTTGAGAAAAGAACTGATTCCAATTCGCCATTGTAGTTCTTTCTCCATTCCTTGTAACCTTTAAAGATGGCAATATTACCGTCAACCCGATACGACCATTCCATCTTTCTTGAAAGACGAGACAAGAAATGAATCTTATGTTGCATAACTTGTTTAGTTTCTGGCAACATTTTCTCATGACCTTTACGCTTGCTTAGTCTTGGCAAAGTAAGAAACTTAGCAACAAGCATTTTCTTGTAAGGGTCGTTACCCTTGATAATGCTGATAACATAGTCAAGGAGAGCGGTTGAATAATAAGTATCGCCACCAAGCGAATCATACACGGCAACCACCTTACCGTTGCTTGTCTTTACTCTCGAACGGAAAAGCAAATCAAAGCAAGTGTATTCATCGAATAAACCAGCATAAAGAAATCTCTTGAATTGCTTTGGATGCTTATCTTTTATCCAATTAAAGATACAATAGAAACCCTCACGATTTGAGTTTCCACCACCGTCCTTCTCCTTACCACGGAAAATGTTGTGCTGACGATTGGTAATATCACCAATTGAGAACAGCAAAGAGAAAAACATCATTCTCTTTCCTTTTGATTCACGAACTTCTTCCCAACACTTATCCAACTTTTCAGTTGTGATGTTGTCACCAGTTCCACACTCGAATAGGTCAAGACAATTGTCAAGACCATAGAAAGGATTGTTACTTCCTTTTAGTTTCAACGAAATTTTTCCCATAAAAATTGTCTTTTTAATATTGTAAGTAACATTTTAAAAAATAGTCACCCCATTGGGACTCGAACCCAAGACCCTCACATTAAAAGTGTGATGCTCTACCAACTGAGCTATGAGGTGAAGGAGGCGAAGTTAACTATTTTCACAAACCATTAACTTCTGAAAGTTAACTATCTTTACAAACAATTAACTTCTTGAAATGATTAATTTATCTATAGTTTCTTTGTTTCTTAAAGACAATGCAAAGATACTGCTTATTTTTGTAATCACCAAATTTTTCTTGAATTTTTTTTAATAAAAAATCAGAAACAAGTCATATAACTTGTTTCTTCTAAAAACAAGCCTTTGAACTGTTTTTTAATTACAATGCAAAGATAATAAAAAAGTTGAGAAATCCAAAAGAATCTCCCAACTTTAACAAAAATTAACAATTAAAAAACAAAACAAACAAAATATTTGTTACAACTATTTTATTTGTCTACGGAAACAAACATTTAACCGTATATAAAATTATAATAGAATTTAAAATCCTACTATATTTTATTTCTTGCTTCAACCTATCACTACTTTTTAGGAAGAAATACCTCGGTCATCCATAGTTGGATAGTCCACAAGCGTAAATTCGGGTGTACGGCACCCTATTTATTCTTTTGTTAAAAACAATAGTCACTATCTATATAAAATGCAAAAAAATTAACATACATATTTTGTAAGTGACTGAGCATCATTTGACTTATGTTTAGGATAAAATTTTATTCTTTTGCTAAAAAAAATAGTCACTAAAAAACCTAACACTTCTGCAAAAAATAAGTGAATTTAAGATATGTCTTTTGTAAGTGACTGGATATATTCATGAAAAATAATACTATTTCTAAATATTTGCCTTGATGATTTTAGCAAGCATTGCACCATCAATTTGGTTAGGGTATGCTGCATTTACCGCCTTAACGATTCTACCCATATCTTTCATAGATACGGCATTAAGTTCGCTGATATATTTCAATGCAATTTCCTCAACTTTTTTTTCGCCAAGCATCTTTGGAAGATATTCTGAAATGATTCCCAATTCGAAATCTTCACTCTCAGCCAAATCCTTGCGACCCTTTTCAAGATACAAATCTCTAGTCTCTTTACGCTGCTTTGCCATCTTCTGAAGAATCTTAACATAATCTGAATCAGATGGAGTTCCCTTTACATTAGGAGACTTCTCAAATTCGGTAAATGCCGACTTGATTCCTCTTAGGACATTAGCCTTTTGAATATCCTTACTCTTAATGGCTGTCACCAACTCATTTTGAATTGTTTCTTTCAACATATTATTTCTTTTTTTGTTTTACAATGCAAAGATAAGGAGATTTTTTTAATCTACCAATTTTTTTGCGTTGTTTTTTTAAAAAAGATTTACCTATCTTCACAGACCAGTAAATCTATGAAAAAATTAATAATTTAAAAACTTAAAATTAAACCAAACAAAAATGCTTTGTCTGTTATAGTATAAGCCGTCTTTTACCATATTAAAATTCTTGCAAGATATGAACGTATACTACTCGCACTCTTCAAAACGTTACTAATTACTAAGTGTATTATTCTCTCATATACACCCACAATTTCAACTTAGGTATCTCCTACGCATTTATGAAGCACTCCGACCAAGCACAGAGTTTATGGGGTAGTGATTTGCTTGCCACTTTCCTTCAATTTAGCACGATGTAATCCTTACACATTATTGGTTAGCGTCGAGATAAAGTCGCAGACTCGAACCTTGGTCTTCACTATAAGTGACGTGTTTCCTTTTTACACCAAAATTATCTCGTACAAGGACTTTTACCGTTTAGGGAGATTCTACTATGGAATTTCTTGCCATAGCATTTTCGGCTTTTATTTCTTTGAAAGAAAATCTGCAAGCCCTTTCCGTAACGTGGACTCGTGCTTTCGAACTACCTGCCGCCAATTCGTTACTTGCAGATTTATAAATTATCATATTGAAATTCTCGCGAGTAAAGTATATTTCTGCTTATATTCCCGTAGTTTTATGTGGGTAACGTGACCACTCATAACTCACACAAATATACTTAATCTCAATATGATTTATCTATATATTCTTAACTTAAAAACTCGATTTCCAAACCCCACGCATCAGCAATAAATTCGACCGCTTTTCGTTCATCCCATTGAGAAACGATTACAAAATCTTCTTCGTCAACGGTATCTTTATAATCATTTAGCAAATTGTCTATGCTAATAACCGTATTCGGGGTATAAACTTTTCCGTAATCCGACAAGATTTTAATCTTCTCCATTGGCATCAGTATTTTTTTGACGATTCAGTTCTTCAAAGAAGAGATAATGAATTTCACACAAATCTTCAATGAAATATTCAGTTGTATTATAATATTCAGCATCAACATCATAATTATCACTACCCCAAGTTGAGAGTATCACCAACATATTATTGCCGTTATCGTTGTTTATATCTAAAGCAAGTTTATAAACTTTCCCCTCGCCTGCTACTTCATTATTGGTTACAAATATTGGTCTTTCGAAACTAAATTCCTTCAGTCCGTTTTTAACCATAGCATCAATAATCTCGTTTTCGATACTATTTCTAAGTTTGCTAACTTCTGAATAAAAATCTGTCATAATTGTTTATTGTTTTTAATTGTTTAACTTTTGTTTTGATGTTGCAAAGATAAGAAGAAATTTTGAATCTACCAAATCTTTTTGCAATTTTTTTAGATACTCATTTGAGTACCTTATTATTGGAAAGGATGGAAAAAGATAATTATTAACAATTATGAACAGTATGTTAAAACTTGAACAAAATTAAACTTGCTCATTATTAACTTCTTGCTTCAACCTATCACTGCTTTTTAGCAAATCATTTCTAACTGGTTCATCCACAGTTGGATAGTCCACAAGCGTAAATTCGGTAGTACTGCTACCTATTTGTTTTATCTAATCGGAAAATTTGTTTCCCATTATTCTCGAACATTCATCAAGTATGTTTAATGCTGCGTTGTAATCACGCTCAATCACCTCACCGCATTGAGGACAAACCCATTGTCTATCCTTTAATGTGAGGTTTTTATTGATGTAACCACAATTATGGCACGTCTTACTTGACGGATAAAATCTGCTAACAAATACTATCTTTCGGTTATACCACTGAGCCTTGTATTCAAGCATTCTTCTAAATTCGCCAAAGTTCATTTCGCAAATACTTTCGGCAAGATTATGATTTTTAACCATTCCTTTCACGTTCAAGTCCTCCATACATATAACTTGGTTTTCGTTAATGAGTGAATTACTTACGGCATGAAGATAGTATCGTTTTCTATCGTTTATCTTTTTATATAACTTAGCAAGTTTAATCCTTGCCTTGTTTCTATTGTTGCTTCCTTTATCTTTCTTAGACAACTGACGTTGTAGTCTCTTAATCTTATTGGATTCAATTTTTTTGAAATGAAGATTCTCAAAAACTTCTCCGCCACTTGTTATCACAAAGTCCTTAATACCAAGGTCAATGCCCACAACAGAATCTGTTTCTTTTACTTTGCGCGTCAAATCACCGTCAACCAAGATTGACAAGTAGTATTCACCACAAGGCAATCTTTTTAACGTTGCTTGCCTGATATTATCATGATGTTTCTGTAGATATTGAGCATATTTTTCATTGCATCTGAACTTGATATTTCTTATATTTGCAAGCGAAAGATGATATGTTGTATAATCATTTCTTCTTGATATCGTATCAAATGCAAACCTACAAGATTGCTTGTTGTCGTGCTTTGACTTAAACTTAGGATATCCACTATGCCGTTCAAAGAAATTCTTATAAGCGGAAAGCATATCTCTCAGAGTTTGATTGAAAACTTTTGTATTATGCTCTTTTAGATAAAGAAAATTGTCATCTTTCAAAAGTTCGTGATGAATGAATTTACTAAGGGTAGAAAGATTTTCTAATTTGCCGTCATTTTTATATGATTCGATTTTTCTGTTAAGGCATTGATTATACACAACACGGCAGCAACCAAGCAACTTGTTTATCATTGTTGCTTGTTCCTTGTTTGGATATAATCTTATTTTTACGGCTCTTAACATTTATTTTTTTAAAATTTGTTTAACAATGCAAAGATAATGATTTTTTATTAATCACCAAAAGAAATTCTTATTTTTTTAGATATTTATTTCTTTGTATGACTTATTGAAAATGCTTTCATCACAAATTGCACCAACGGATTTAAGTTCTGACAAGTAAAAATATCCCATTTCTTTTTCAAATCCGTTAACCATACCAAAGAACTCCCAGTCACCATTAGGTAACTTATTTCCCTCGAAAACGTACCATGCCCAATTATAGAATGGTATGAAAAACTTGCAGATTACTTTTTTATCTCCGAGTTCAACTCCATCAGTTGAATACAAAGGAGTCTTCTTTAATAGTTCTTCGATTTTCTTTGTTAATATATTTTCCATTGTTAATAATTTATATTGTTAATTGTTTAAATTTGATACTGCAAAGATAATGATTTTTTATTAATCACCAATAAAAATCGTCCCATTTTTTATATGGTTTACGATTAGTCTTGATACCGACATCATCTGAATCAATGTCTTTGGATTGCAAGCGAATAAATTTGTTCATTTGCCTTTTAAAAAATCGTTTACGTCTTGCATAGCCTTTTGTTACCTTTCTATGAGGTAAAGACCATAGCATTTCTTTTTGCAAACTCATATTGGCTTTATTATATTTAAATCATTTAAATTTTTAATTCCAAAGCACAATCGTAGTATGTGTTGAAGTTCGTGAACATAATTTATCAGCACAGATATTCCGCCTACGTTTATTTCATATTCGCAAAGTCCTTCCGCTGTTAATTCTCTTTCTCTAATTTCCAATTTATTGAAATAAAAGGCTGGATATTCGTCAAATATGTATACAAATCCGTGCTTATCAAAAAATTTATTAGTTAGCGGAATCGGCTCAATATCATCTATTTTAATATTCATTTCGCTACAATAGCCGTCCGATAAATTGTTGATTACACCCCTATCAGCATCAACCTCGAATATTAAAATTGCCACCTTGGATTTCTTGTGCCTTACAAAATCCCCTGCCATTAAATCTTGTATTTCCATATATAATGTTTTTTAATTGTTTTGATACTGCAAAGATAATAAGAAAAATTGGGGAATCCAAATAAATCTCCCAATTTTTTAATGTTAATCTTTTTCGCAGAATAATGCGTGTTTTGCGTCAAGAAGAATAGAATAATAACCATTTAAGCAACCAGTATATTCTTCTGAATAATATCCCAAAAGCATACCATTTTCGCCTTTTTCAATACTAATGCGATTATCATACACTTTATGCCAAAAATACATAAAATCCTCTTTGGCTTTTATTCGTTCTTCAAGAAGTTTTTCATATTCTTCTTTATCATAAGAAAGCCAGTTAATTGTCTTGAAGCATCTATCTCTTGCCAATGATTCAAAAATCCATCTTGTAAAGATAGCATCTTTTCCATTAAAATTTTTTGGATAATCTAAAGCAACATTGATGATTGCTTTTTGTTCTTCTTCATTTCTCTCATAAAGAAACGTATGAAGCATATTCTTAATGTTTGCCCACAAACCGCTTTCTTCAAGCATTTTTTCAACCTTTTTTGCTCGTTTAACAGCTCTTTTGTAAACATCAACGTCTTGTTTGACAAACGGAACAAGATTTACCCATTTGTCATATTCATCGGTAGCATTTAGCAAATGCCCATATCGCCTTGATTTTCGGTTCACTATGCAAACGCCACGACCCTCATACCACATTCTGACTTTTTTCTTTGTTCCATCGCTAAATGTAGCAACAAAAGTTTTCACCACATTCTCAGTTACAACTTTGCTTATTTCCTTGTATTCCATATCTTATATTATTTAATTGTTTAACTTATTTTGATACTGCAAAGATAATAAAAAAAGTTGAGAAATCCAAAAGAATCTCCCAACTTTTAACATTATTTAAATTCAACACATTCTATTATTCTTCAATGAAATTTCCATCTTCATCACGCTGAAAAAAATAATCTTTTAGATATTCTTTTCCATTCTTAATTACTTCATCAACCGTATTCCCCGAAACATCAATACCACTACCACCCATATTATCGCTAATATACATATAGAAACCGTTACAATCACGTCCAATTTCAACACTTAGGTTAATTGATGCTCCGTTTTCAATCGTTTTATAATTTGCCATATACTTAATAATTTAAATGCTTACAATTTTCTTACTGGGTTGAAATTCTCAAAGAAGATATAAGTTTCTTTCTTATATTTCTTATCACTCGGCTTTTTACCCGATACACGAATCAAATCCCTTGCCCACGTTCCGACATATTGCATTGATATGCCCTCATAATCGCTCGCACCTAGACCATTGCCCTCACTAATCAAAATTGGCAATGGGTGATAGACACATTCATTTTCACTTTTGGCAAGTTCAAGATTTTCGTTAAGGTCAAGATATACTTTTTTGTCTTCGTTAATTATATAACGAAAAGTATGATTTTTCACCTTATTTGAAACCTTGTCAAAATCAATCTCCATTCCGTGATTTTTGCAAAGTTCATAAAGATTGGATTTGCTTTTAGATTCGTTATCAGCGTATTCACCAGCGCAAACGATTCTTCTTGGTGTTTTCAGTTCCGACAAGAAAACGTTAACCGCCCAATTTTCAATGTATGAAAACTCGCACAACTTTCCGATGCCGACACCATTATAACAGCCATGAAGAAACTTAAAAATCTTATTCTTATTTGAAGCAGTCTTTCTTGCGTCATTCAGAATGATTAGTTTAAAAACCTGTCCCATATTTTTAATTGTTTTTAATTGTTAAACATTTGTTTTATTTACATTGCAAAGATAAGAAAAAAACTTGGAAACTCCAAACGAATTCCCAAGTTTTAACATTTATTAACTTTCCTTTGCGCCAAAATCGCCATATACAGAATTTTCTATAATATTTAGACCAGCCAACATAGCGTTCATCTGGTCAAAAGATGTTATAATTTTTTTACGATTTTCTTCTTCGGCTTCTTTGTTTTTAAAGGCAAAAAAGCCATAGATTATTGTTGACGTTGGATTGAAAATATGCACATCTTCAAGGTCATACGTATCTTCACCATCAAAATGAATATACGTATTGTTTTCGATTTTATACATATCTTCAAACGTTATTTTCCCATCATTTAATTTTGATAGTTTTCCGATTAATCTCTCATTAGATAGACATCGGAGTTGAATGATAAAATAATGCCCCTCAAAGAAATTTGGATACTTTTTTACCATATTTCTTGTAAATCCTTCTGTTATAAACATATTATTATTGTTTTAAAATTGTTTAACTTTTTGTTTACAATGCAAAGATAAATAAAAAAACTGAGAAATCCAAATGAATCCCTCAGTTTCGTGAAAAACAATTATTAACAATATAAAAATAGAAAACAAAAATTCAAGAAAAATGGTCACTAATACTTTTATGAATACATGTTAAATATTGAAATCTTGAAAATAAAATCAAAGAAAATATTTTGTAAGTGACCGAAAATGTTAAACAAAGTAATATTTGTAAATTCGTTTTGCTCAGATTATTTAGGAAAATGCGATTTTATGCCACCACATTTTCTTGAACAGCATGGATTTGGATGTGTAGATAAATTCCCTTTTTTAAATAGAAATTTATTACCACAAACAGGACATGTAAGTTCAACCATTTCTTTACGTTTGTGGTCTTTAGCAATATTATACTTTCGCGAGATAACTTGTAGATTTTCTATTCTATCATCCATCTTATCTCCATTTATGTGGTCGATTTCATCACCATGAGGGATATCACATTTATAAAAACTTGTGTACAAATACTTAGCATAACTCATAGTATATGAAGTTTTTGTTGTATAGTTTCTTAATGTAGCAACTCTTCTTGGGTCTTTATTTACACCAACATAAACAACATCAAACCCTTTATTCTTATAATATTCAGATATTTTTTCTTTCATTATTAAGAATTTTTATTGTTAAGGGAGTGGGATTTGAACCCACGACCACCATTTTATAAGAATGGCACTCTAACCACTGAGTTATCCCTTAATAATGTTTCTCTAATCATTTGAACTACGAGTCCATTCACTATAAGATACTCAAATGAGTACCTTATAGCATAGAAAGGAGGTGTGGCTACTAAATAGTATGACTAACTTTACAAATAATATATTTATGTAATTTTTTGTAAGTAGCCTTTTTGTGTCCTATGAAAAAAGATGTCCTCGGAGTGGGATTCGAACCCACACGACCATTACTGGTCAAGGGGGCTTAAACCCCTCGTGCCTGCCAGTTCCACCATCCGAGGTTTTTCGACTTACACGATTTTCACAAATGGTGCAAGTCTGCCACTGTTTGATATGATATTGTTGCTCATACAGGATTCGAACCTGTACCGACGGCTTCAAAGACCAGCGTGCTAACCATTACACCAATGAGCAATTTAGCAAGTTACACGATTTTCACAAATGATGTAACTTATTCAAAAAAACAATGTATATGATACGTAGGCGGAAGGGGAATCGAACCCCTATGGGCAGAATGAAAATCTGCAATCCTAGCCGTTAGATGACCCGCCCATTTCAAGTTACACGATTTTCACAAATGGCGCAACTTTAGTACATGAAAAATAAACATTTAAAATTCAAATCTCTATCTTAATTACGTTGCAAAGATACTAGTTTTATTTGGAAAAACCAAATTTTTTAGTGACTTTTTTCATTTTTTTATTCGGCAATCGGTTCATAAGTAATTGTTACTTTTACCTTTGAAGTTGGATTATCGCCATCATCGTCCATAACAACAAATGCACTATCCAAAAGCATCTGCCCAAGTCGTAGACAATTTTTGTCTTTTAGATTCTTTACCACGAAACTAACATCGTTATTCGGTGGCATAAAATCTGATTTCTCCACTTTGACGGAGAAATCGTCATTGTTGTCGGTTATTGTTAAAATATCTGTTACCATATTATTATTGTTTTTAATTGTTTTGACATTGCAAAGATACTAACTTTATTTAAAATAGCCAAATAATTATCGGCTTTTTTTAAAGTTTTTTTACTTTCGATAGTCTGACTCGTATTTCTTGAAATTATCTCACTACGTCACGCACCAGACTGCACTTTTAGTTTAACAATAACCGCTTTTGGTGGTATCGAAAGTTATTTAACCAACTCAACTTTAAACTTTCTTTCGTAAACTTCGACTGTTGTATAGTTATAAAATTCAAAAAGTTTAAAATAGATATGGCTATCTTTTGCTTCAATGCAATTTGAGAAGCATTTTACAACTTCACGTCCTGCGTCTCTGTTTATATCTTTAGATAAAACTTTTGCTATATCTGTTTCCACAGAATTTTGCAAGTCTTTATCAACCCAATCAGCGTGAATATAAATTCGTTTTTCGCTTTCTGAAAGGCCGAACTTTATTCTCGTTGAAGAATCACCCCAAAGGACTTCTTCCATATAAAGAATGTCTTCTGTTTTATCAAATTTTAATTGTACTGCCATATTCTTATTGTTTTTTAATTGTTTTAACATTGCAAAGATAAGGAGATTTTTTGAAATCTCCAAATCTTTTTTTAAGTTTTTTAGGCTATTCCAACTTTAAGTTCTCTTTCGTAGATTTCGATTCTTGTATACTTGTCAAGTTCGAAAACTCTAAGATAAACGAGTGGATTTTTTGTTTTAATGTAGTTTGAATTCCATTCGACCAATTCACAACCAACGTCTTTGTTTATCTTTTCGTATAAAGTTCTTGCTACGTTTACTTCCGCAGAACTTCTATATTTTTCGTCAATCCAATCAGCGTGAATAAAAATTATTCTTTTGGTGTCTGAAAGAACGAAATTTATTTTCGTTGTGAAATCATCCCGAAGAATATCTTCGGAATAAAGGATATTTTCTACTTTCTTATGCGTTAATTTAATTGCCATATTGTTATTGTTTTAATTGTTTTTACTTTGCAAAGATAAGGAGATTTTTTGAAACCTCCAAATCTTTTTGCAAGTTTTTTATTCAAATCTTACACTTCTGCTGACCGAATTAACAGAGAGTTCCACTATATTGCCAAGATTAGGATTCTTCTCTTTAACCATAAATTCCATGCCACTTGGTATAGTGATTAACTCGCGTAGGTCAAATCTCGCGTTAATGTTGTGCTTTTGTAAATCCTCAACAATATAATCAAATATTTTTTTGCGGATTTCTCGCCAATCTGAAGTATTCTTTTCGATTAGGATTACTTCAAGAACGTTTGTACCATTAGTCTTTAATTTACAAACGACATTGCTGAACTCGATTGTTTCTTTATAGAGTTCAGTTTTTTTAATATCTACGATTACTTTCATATTTTATATTGTTTTAATTGTTTAACAATGCAAAGATAATAAGAAAAATCGAAAACACCAAAAAAAATGCCGACTATTTTCACAAACAATCGGCATAAGTAACAATCAACAGCTAAATTTATTTTTTCTCTATCAACACCCAAAAATAGCCATTTTTTCCATCCTGCATTTCTATGTTACAAGTCTTAACCGTATACGAAATTCTACGAAAATCTATGATTTAGGTATATTTCACTTCTTGCTTCAACCTATCACTACTTTTTAGTACATTGTATTGCTACAATCAGTCATCCATAGGAGGATAGTCCACAAGCGTAAATTCGGATGTACGGCATCCTATTATTTTTTATTTAATGTTACAAAGATAAGTAAAAAATTTGAAACTACCAAATCTTTTTGCAATTTTTTATTAGATTCTCTTAGAATATGTGTTAACAGTTACTTACCCATGACGGAATAACATCGTCAAACATTTCTGCAAGTTCGTGGACTTGTCTAACATCAGCCCGATTTATATATTCTTTCGCCTTGTCACTTAGTTCTTTACGGCAAGAAAAAGGTCTTTTGCCCTCTTTAAGAAGCCCTAATTGGCATAGAAACCAATTATCAAGGTTTTTCTTGCTCTCGAACAGATGATAATCTAAACTTTCGATTATCTTCTTTTTAAATGTTTCAAATTTCATTGTCTTCATAATTCTTTGTTTTTAATTGTTTTTTGATATTGCAAAGATAAGAAAAAAACTTGAAAGAAACAAACATTCTTCCAAGTTTTTTATTTTAATTAGTCTTCTATTTCTTCGTAGATTACTAAAGCGATGTAATACAATTCGCTTGCCGAAAGGTCTTCTATTGAATAATCATCGTCTTCGTCTATTCCAACGTAAAGACGATTATCATCATTTAGATGTATGTTATGCACCGTTGAATAACCCGAAGCATATTCTGGGTGATTACCGCCATTATAGACGATACTAACCGCATCACTAAAATCGTCCATGTCGATTAAACCACCTTGCTTCTTCACGATGTCTGCAAGAAACTCAATACATTGTGCATTAAGATTCTTTGTTGCAGCGTTCAACTGACTAAAAGCCTCTGAAATACCATTGAAATTCATCTTATTTTCCATAATTTAATTTTTTTTTAATTGTTTAACTTTTTGTTTACGATGCAAAGATAAATAAAAAAGTTGAGAAATCCAAATGAATTTCCCAACTTTAACATAATTTAACAATTAAATAATATGAAAACAAGATTTATTATATCTGTTAAGATACTCAAATGAGTACCTTAATGAGATTGCTCGTCACATTTTAATACATTCCGCAATAATCATCAATATACCAATTAGTATAATGATTTAAACGGCTGCACAATTCACGGATTTCTTCTTTTAACTCGCCAATTTCTTTTTTTGAAGCAGTACGATAAAAATAATCAAAATCCTTATCTTCTTTATCTTCATTTATCAGAATGGTTCCTGCCCATTCTTTGCCAGGCTCATCAATATATCGAATCCTAACGATAATCGCCTCTGGCAAGCATTTGTATATATTAAGATTCTCGTCAATATCTTTGATAATATCATTTGCCAATGCTCTCTGGGCATCAGCATTATAGCAATCCGACACAAAACCATCAAGACGTATTTTAGCCCTATCCGCAAAATCAGACAGGTTTTCTTTAACGAAGCCACTATCGTCCTTCATAATGGCTTCGTCTATGATACTTTGTATTTTTTCTAATGCCCGATAAACGAGCAATTCTTTTTCGTTCATTTGCTTAGTTTTTATTAAGTTCATCAAGTTCAAAATCGTACTCAAATACAAAATCCTCACTAATACCAGCATCACAATAATTAGTATTAGCATGTAGTCCCAATTCGCTAATAAGTTGAATAACAAAAGTTCTTTCTTTATAATTTAACTTATTAAGCATTTTGGTTACATCTGAATGAGACATTTTGTAAAAGTCAGCGGTCTTTTCATCTATGAGTTTTTTTGCTTTGCGTAGTGTATCACGCTCATAAGCCTTACCAAATATCGTGAAGTTAAAATTTCCTTCACGAGTTATATATATTGTGATTCCTTTATAATTCCATTCCATATTTTTAATTATTTAATTTTGTTAATGCAAAGATAATAAGAAAAATTCAAACTATCAAATATTTGATTGTTTATTTTTCCTAAGTTTTTCTCTTTCTTCGGGAGGCACTATGCGAGCACAACCATAAACTTTGGCATTAGGATATATATACCCATCGCCAGTAACTTTTTCAGTTGGTAGATAAGATTCTACGTTATACGATTTTTTATTTTTCATAATTTATATTTTTTAATCGTTAATACTTGTTTTAATTACAATGCAAAGATAAACAAAAAAAGTGAGAAATCCAAATGAATTGCCCACTTTTTTTAAGATTATCTAATACCAAAATGTCTTTCAAGCCTAAAACTAGGAGTGCGCAAAAAATGTTCACTATCAGCGCTTATCATTTCATATTTTCTTCGATGATATATCTTATTGCTATACTTATCAGACTTAATAATAAGCCTTTTAAAGCGTTTTTCAATTTCGCTGCATGGGTTTCCTTTTTCGTCACCTATTATAAAAATAACGATTCTTGGAACACCATTGGTAATATTCTCGGTTACGCCATAGGCAACAAAATTATTTCCTTCCTCTAAAAGGTATTTGCCGTTTATGGCTAAAAACTTTACGTCTGTCGTTAATCCATTCTTCTGAATACGATAAAATTTTGTAAACATAATTCTTATTTTTTAATTGTTAATAATTTCTTTTATTTATACTGCAAAGATAATAAAAAAAATCGGAAACTCCAAAAGAAATTCCCGATTTAATTGAATAAATTAACATTAATTGGTAAAATAATGCCAACGATTTTCACAAACCATTGACATCAGACTTAAATTAATAACTTTCTAAAATTATGTTTTATATGCTGTTGCAAAGATAAGTAATATTTTTCAATCTGCCAAATCTTTTTGCAAGTTTTTTTTAGATTTTTTTAATCGTTTAAGATTCCTTTACAACTGGGATGTATGTTTTAACCCCTATTTGAACTTTATAATCTGAAAGTTTGATAATACAAAAACGTGCGCAAGAAGTCTCCATGTGTAGTTCATTCTTCCATTTGGTTATATATATGCCTTCTGTTCCTCCATCCTCGTTTTTCACTTCAATTCCCTCAATCGACTTTTGGATAAGTCTTACTACTTTTACAACTGCATTACTCATATCGACTTTTACCCCATAAATATCGACTTCATCTTGTAGAGAAACTTTTATACAACGGCTATCGTCGCTTGTCTCAATATTGATAGGTCTATTAAATACAAAAACCTCGTCATAAACGATATTTGTATCAACCATAATATCAATACATTTCATAATTCTTGTTTTTTTATTGTTAATAATATTGTTTTTACATTGCAAAGATAAGGAGATTTTTTGAAACCTCCAAATCTTTTTGCAAGTTTTTTTATTTAGATGGCGAAAAGCCGTTAATACAATATCCATACTCGTCCGAAAGATAGTTTGCCAAATCTCCGTCAAAATCTTCTTCAACTTCGATTGTTTCTGGCAGACTTGCCAATACTTCTTTTCTTTCTTCCATTGGGACATCATCTAAATCCCAATCAATGTATAATACTTTTGTTTTCATTGTTTTGTTATTTAATTGTTTTTAATTATACTGCAAAGATAAACAATATTTTTTAAACTACCAAATGAAATTTAATTTTTTTAATCTAAATCCCATCCGTAAATACCAGCATCTTCACTAAAACCGCCTAAATCAAGTGAAGAGTTATCTTTTTTTGCCAATTCTTTAGCAATGGCAGCTTTTTCTTTCTCCAACTCTTTTTCGGCATCAGCACGGTTTTTATATAGATTTCTTCCTAGTATGTCACAAGTACCGCAAGAATCTAGAATCCACTGGTATTTTTTAAGTTTAAATGAAAGTTGGGCAACGTGACCAGCATAGACCACAAACCAACCTTTATAGTTTCTATTATAATTTTCGTGTGTTATAAACATATCTGTAATATTTTATTTGTTATTAATTGTTTTGATACTGCAAAGATAATAAAAAAAAGTGAAAACCCCAAACGGAATCTCCACTTTTTTTGTAACTTAACCAAAACCAAAAAAACATTATTAACCTTAACGATACTCAAATGAGTACCTTAGATGCCACCCTATTGGGATTCGAACCCAAGATTCCCATATTACTATGGTGCTCTAACCACTGAGCCATGAGGGTGAAGGAGGCGAAGTTAACTATTTTCACAAACCGCCAACTTCTATGAATCTTATAATGTCACCCCATTGGGACTCGAACCCAAGACCCTCACATTAAAAGTGTGATGCTCTACCAACTGAGCTATGAGGTGAGTAAAATAAGACTAACTATTTTCACAAACAATTAGCCTTTAAACTAAAATTTACAACTATAACCATAAAAAATTGGAAAGGTTTCCTGTACTTCCCCGTGGTCATTCTCCTAATCCCCACACAAACGGCTTGTATTTCTCACGCTCCAAACCGCCCAAGTTGCATCGCTTTTGGTTTAACACTCCTCGGTTAAGCGATAACCTAACTCCGTGCCTTGTCTCGTTTTTTTACGTTGGGTTTTGCATATTTACTTTCACGGCTCATGCTTACTGCCCAACAACCTTAACTCCTCGATTCACTTCTTACGGGAGTACCCTCTATCGGGGTGGGTTAATTTCTTTTTGACGTTGCAAAGATAAGAAGAAATTTTGAAATCACCAAATCTTTTCGCAACTTTTTTTATTTTTTTGGTGGGGAATCTCACCCCACCTTTTTAGCCTCAGAAGCCAAAATTCGCTTTCAAAGACTCTCCAGTATGAAGAGTAACCTTTTTGAAGACGAATTTGAAGCCCTCTGGGAGTGTTGTTGCACCCTCTGGCAAGCGACCGCCTACCAACTGGGCAACGTAGGCCACATCGCCTTCCTTTAGGCTAACATTGATTCTATTCATTGGCACTCCCAAAACGTTTGCGGTGTCTTGGTGTCCGATTGCCGATGTCAATCCCTCTGGGAGGGTGTCAACGTCCTCGACCTCTATTATACAATGTCCGCTTATCATCTGAAGCGAAAATGCGTTCAATAAATAAACTACCTTGTTATTCTCTGTTGTTGTCATAATCTTTAATTTTAATTGTTAAACTTATTTTTGTTTTGATGTTGCAAAGATAAGGAGAATTTTTGATTCTACCAAATCTTTTGCAACTTTTTTTTATTTTTTTTTAGATTTTGAAATCATCTTTATTCTCTATAACGAAATAGAAGAAGATAAACAAACCTATTAGCACGACAATGTAAAAGATTATTGTCGCTGGTGTGATTGAATACACCATAAATAGCACATAGTAAATCGGAGCGAGAACGATGCTCCATATTAAGAACTTTATAATTTCTCTTTTTTTCATATTGTTATTTGTTTTTTTAATTACAATGCAAAGATAATAAGAAAAATTGAAACTTCCAAATTTTCTTTCAACTTTTAACATTTCTTAACATTTCAAATTTTATCGTTTAAAGGCAATAAAAAAAGTTGAGCACTTTATTTATAGTGCTCAACTTTTTATACCTTATTTTAAGCCTTATTTTCGGTCATAACGGCAACCACGTCTGTATCTATGACCGATAGTATAAAACTATTATTTAAAGCGGTCACCTCAAATTTCCGATGCTGTAACGTCAATTCTAGTGTGCCGTTGTTTCGGCAAGGATAAACACCTTTGCTATTTAGTTTCTGACAAACCAGTTTAGCGATTGCGATTGCGCCATCGCCACCAAACTCGTCCAGTGCCTTAATTGGCTTAATTTCGATTTTTGAGCCGTCCTCAGATAGCAGAATATTTACCCCTAGATTAAAGGTAAATATTTCGTTAAATATTACCTTATCAAATAACTTTAAGTCAATTCGATTTGTCGTAACCATATCTTTTATTTTTTATTGTTAAACATTTTGTTTTCTAATCACAATGCAAAGATAAAGACTTTTTCCGAATACACCAAATAAATTGGTAATTATTTTTGTTAAAAAATGTTAAGATACTCAAATGAGTACCTAAATAGTAGACAACAAAAAAAACGGCTACCATATTGGCAACCGTTTTTTTATCTTAGTACAAAATAACATTCCTAACATTATTTTCGTTTAGTATTATTATTTTGTTTACTGACTTCTCAATTTCTTTTAAAGAAGATGTTGAACGCTGAATCAACGTTTTTAAACCTAGTCTTTTGCCGTTCTCATTCAAGATTTTGGCATCAGCGAATATCGGACGGCTAAATATATCCGATTTCGTTACAAGGTCGCTTAACTCAGCGATGTAAATTCGGATGTTGTCTAGGGTGTACGTTATATCCTCTATGCAAGATGCGATTGCATTTCGGTTTCTCAATCGCTTCAACTCCGAAAGATAATCGTTTAACTTTCGGTTCTCGTTGATGATTTTTCTAAATCCCAATCGTACACCCTTGGTATCAAGCAAGGTGTCGGCAATAGTGCCCCACTGCCTTTTAGCGTTTTCACGAAACGCAATTAGACTATCAATGTACTTTAATTGTTTGGTAATGTACTCGACAGAAGCCGACATAAGGCTTTCACTTTTTTTTGTTGCCATAATTCTAATTTTATTAGTTAATAAATGTTTTTTGTTTTTTAATCACATTGCAAAGATAATAATAATATTTAATATACCAAAACTTTTTTAAAGTTTTTTTTAAAAAATATTATTTTATTTTAATATCAATTATATTATAATATAATATTATATAATAATGCTTTATCAATCATTTTAAGGGCATTTTTAGACGTTTTACGACTGGGATAGTATAAACTATCATTAAAGCAAAAATAACGGCTAAAAACGGCTAATTTTAAGTTAACAAAATTTAACATTTGTTTTAACATTTTTTAACAAAATTTGTTTGGTTGGTTACAAAAATTGTTGTACTTTTGTGTTGTGGAAAAACGGACTTTTGAAAAGACTTTTTTTGGAGGAAACAAAAAAATAAAGCATCATTTCGCTTTTGTTTGATGATGCTTTATTTTATATATTTATTACTTTGTTGGTCGTCGGCTCAAATCTGGGATAATGGAAACGATAACTTTTTCTTTTCCGTTTATCTTCATTTTGTCTAAAACGAGCGACCACGCAAAGCCACTCATTTGCATATTTTCGTATATATCTTTGGTTACAATGGTTTTTAGTTCCGTTCCGTTTAGTCTTTTTATTTTGACTAAATACGTATCGGAGTGAGTATCGTAATACTCAAATTCACACTGCTCCAGTGTGATTCGTTCCTTAATCGTTGTTGTCGTTTTTTTTGCACCGAAAGCGAGTGCAACAACAATCATAAATGCTAAAGTGATGATAATTCTTTTTGTTTCCATTTTGTTTTGTTTTTAATTGTTTGTTAATTGTTTTATTTTCACACTGCAAAGATAGTAAATATATTTAATATAGCAAACAAAATTAACATTTTTTTTTAAAAAATCACAAAAAAAATAAGGTACAATATTTTGCACCTTATTTTCATTTATTTAAAATTCGCAATCTTTGTTATTTTCCGTAACCACTATAAATTTATTATTTGGTCGCTCAAAATGACCGCTTTTGTAGTCGTTTGCTGTTTTGTGATAACTCAAACCGATTATTATATTTTTTTCGTCCAAAAAACGCATATCGTAAGCATCACCGCAAACAACTTTATAACCTTTATATGCTTTTGGCATTTTGCCGTAAAAAACAACTGCCACTCTACCATTATTATTTAAATATTCTTTACAAGTATTCCAATTATAGCCGCTAAAAGATAGCGTTAAATCATAATTATCAAATTTATTATTTGACAGATATTTGCGAACCTTTGTGTAATCGTAAAACTGGATATTTGGACAAATCTCCAAAATATTTTTACCTTTGTAAACAAAATCACAAATATCTATATCGCTGGTGCAGTTCAAACGGACTGCAAATTTTTTGCCGTTCTTTTCTGCAAATCGCTTATACTTTGCAATTTCGTGCAATACGATTTGCATAAAAGTTTCTTTGTCTTCGAAAAATAATTTCGTTTTCTTTATTCTTGAATTATTGATGATATTTTTTGAAGACAAAATATCTCCCTTATTATGCCCACTACCATTAAGGCAGTTTTCACGACAATGCCGTGAATTTGGGCAAACATTGTGCCCACTCATATTTGCAGGCGCAAGGTAGATGCCGTATGTTAGATAATTGTGATTATACGACTTGACTAATTTTGCGCTTTGGCTATATGAACCTAAATAATTGCAACCCAAAACGGCTAAACCTTTGTTGTATGTAAAATTTTCCATTTTATTATATTATTTTAATTGTTAAACTTCTTTGTTTTTGTTGATGCAAAGATAATAAATATATTTAATATACGCAACAAAAAATATGTAAAAATTTGTTAAATTTTATTTTTAACATTTTTTAACATAATTTATTTGGTCAATTCAAAAAAATATTGTTCTTTTGTGTTGTGGAAAAAACGGACTTTTCTTTTTGTGCCGTTTCATCGCTTTTACTATGATAAACAAAAAATATATATCTACCCTGTCGAGCATTTTAAAGCCGATTTTAGCCGTTAAAATGCTTTTTGTATATACTTTATCATTCAGCAATAAAAAACACTTAATTTGATGCTTTAAAATTGGCTGAATTTAGATGCTTGATATTTTAGGCACAAAAAAAAGATAGCAAACATATTTTTTAAAATACATTTGCTATCTTCTTTATATCTGTTTAATCTTTTGTTTAATACTCCCAACTAAGAAAAACAAAGATTTGCAAGAAAATTGCGAACGTTCCTTCAATCAGTTCGCTTAAATTGTCATTTTTGTTTTTCCATCTGTCATATATGAAATACAACATATCGAGCATTATCAACGGCAACGAAAATTCCAAAAAGAAAGGTGCGTTGTCGTATGATTTACTATAAAGCAAAATTGCCGTTAAATAGACAACTTGCAAAATTGCCTTTATCTGATAGTTTTTACTTTTTGTTTCTTTCGCTAAGAATGAAACAAACATTAAACTTAAAAATGCAGCATAAAAAATTGTGAACATCATAATTTCAAATTTTTAAAATTGTTAATAAATTGTTTTGTTTTAATCACAATGCAAATATAATAATATTATTTAATATGGCAAAACTTTTTTAAACTTTTTTTACAAAAAAATATCATCTATTATGTTAACAAATTTTAACATTCGTTTTAACATTTTTTAACACTTTTTTCTTGGTTGGTTACAAAAATTGTTGTACTTTTGTGTTGTGGAAAAACAGACTTTTCGCAAAAATCTCCATAACAAAAAATTTGAAATAACCAAACAAAAACGCAAATATTTTTTTGCGTTTCTAAATATACATAGATACTCAAATAAGTACCTAAATACAAAAAAGATAGGGCACTAATTTAGCACCCTATTTTTTTATCTTAAAATCTCGCACTCACATTTGATTGCTTGATTTTAACAACGTTCTGCAATTTAACCGAAAGTACTTTTATTTCGCTTTCGCTTTTCTTCGGTATGAACTTTTTTATTGTTTCCACTTCACTTGGTGTCGCTAAGTGACCATTTATCAGATAGACACTTTTGCAAGTGGTATTTGCGTAAAATTGCATACGCAAATATTTCTGACTAGGGTCTTTGTCGGACTTCAAAATGAATGGGAACGCCTCCCACGACATACCAAACGGCTTTTCAGCCTCGAAATTGCGTTCTTCGCCATTTCGTTCCTTTCGGTTGTTCATTGTGTTTTCGTAACTAATGCCCAGTCCGATATTATTGTAATATGTTATCTTCTGAACATTGTCCCCGTTCAAGATAAACGGGTTATTTCTTTTGTTCATTTTTGGAGTCGTAATTGTTACGACCTTATTTCCAAAAAGACCTTTCTTCAACGACAAAATAAAATTTACTTTTTCCATTTTTCTTGTTTTTTAATTGTTAAACTTGTTGTTTTATTTTCACATTGCAAAGATAGTTATTTATTTTAATATACCAAAACTTTTTGCAACTTTTTTTAAAAAATTTTAATTTTATTTTTTCACCTTATATATAATATATTATAATACACTATAAAAAGCATCATAATTCATTTTAAGGTAGTTTTTAGACGTTTTAAGACTGAAATAATATAAACTATCATTAAAGTAAAAATAACGGCTAAAAAAGCCTGTATTTACGTTAACAAAATTTAACATTTGTTTTAACATTTTTTAACACTTTTTTCTTGGTCGGTTCAAAATAATGTTGTACTTTTGTGTTGTGAAAGAACGGACTTTTCACAAAAAAATCCCATAACAAAAATTTTGAAATAACCAAACAAAATTTTAATTTTTTTAAAACAATCTAAAAAATATTTCTGTTACCTGTTCACGTTGTTTTTGTGATATAGTAAAAACATTCTGTTTATACTTGTAACGCATTTTTAGGTAGTTTTTAGACGTTTTAAAACTGAAATAGTATAAACTATTATCGAAACAAAAACAACGGCTAAAAACGGCTAATTTTAAGGCAAAAACTTTGCTCACGGAAGAGCCTATTTTTCCACAACACAAAAGTACATCATTTTTTAATCCCCACCAAATTTTTTTAGTTAAAAAATGTTAAAACAAATGTTAAAAATTGTTAAATGAAAATTAAGACAAATACAGGCTTTTTGAGCCGTTATTTTTACCTTTGTGGTAATTTGTATTACTTTCAGTTTTAAACGTCTAAAAACGCTTAATTTTAGCATCTATCACAATTTAAAACGCATATATAATATATTATATAAGGTAAAACAAAAAAATTAAAAAAATATTAAAAATTTTCTGCAAAAGTTTTGGTATATTAAATATATTTAGTATCTTTGCAACAGATAAAGAAAACAAAACATTATTAACTTAATAAAAATAGAAATATGGAAACAAAAAGAAACGTCTACGAAATCGTAGCAGAACAGATAATTAAGATGGTTGAAACTGAGGGCGTACTCCCTTGGCACAAACCTTGGAAAGCATCGGCAAAATTGTCTGATGATGCAATTTTCGGAAATGCCCGTAGTTGGGCAAATGGCAGATACTACAAAGGTATTAACCAGTTCGTTTTAGGTTTCGAAGGACAATGGGCAACGGCAAAGCAAATCTTTGACAATGGTGGGCACATTGTCAAAGGTTGCAAGGCAACTCCCGTAGTATTTTGGTCCTTTATGGTTAAGGACGAAAAGTCTGGCAAGTTGCGTCCATTTGACGAAAATAAAGACAGCGATACGGATAAAATTCCGTTCCTCCGTTATATCAACGTCTTTAAAATAGGACGTGACACAACAGATATAACAGAAAAAGAATTTAAAGAAAAGAAGACAGAAACAGAAAGCGAGCCAAATTTTAAGGCGGACGAATATGCAGAAAGCATTATAAACGAATATGTTTCACGAGAAACAATCGACTTTAGCAACGCAATTAACTCAAACAGAGCATTTTACGCACCTTTTGCGGATAAAGTGGTAGTACCAAATAAATCTTCTTTCGAGAATGAAAGTGAATATTATAGCACCACATTTCACGAATTAACGCACTCAACTGGGGCAAAAAATCGTCTAAATCGTGACGGAATTACGAAAAATGACGGATTTGGCAACGAAAAATACTCTAAAGAAGAGTTAGTTGCTGAGATGGGTGCAGCGATGTTACTTCACATCACAAACCTAAATATACCGACAACATTTACAAATAATGTTGCTTATATTCAAGGTTGGTTGAAGCAGATAAAAGAAGAACCAAAAATTTTGGTCTTCGCTGCATCACAAGCAGAGAAAGCGGTTAAGTATATTTTGAACGGAAAAGAAAAATAAATTATATAGAAATAAAGTGCAAGAAATTGCACTTTATTTTTTCTGCATAAATATACATAGGGCTATGGGGGAGGGCTGTTCCGTATCCCCTGCATATATATGCAAAAAATATGCGTTTTTGGGGCAAACAGTTTAGTCAATAAAAATTCCAGAAAAATTTCATCCATTTTCCAAAAAGGGGGTCCTTATTTTAAAATAAAAGCCTCATCTAAAAAAAATTCCAAAAAAATTTTTCTGTTTTAAAAATTTGACTTTATAAATTTTTATATAAAGAATAAAAAGAAAAAGAGTAATCAAAAAAATCAATTTGGTTACTCTTTTTTTATTTGGTATTAGTTATTCTGATTCATCGGTTAGCATTTTCCGAAACTTTTCAGTTCTTTCATTAAAGGTCTCTTCTGTAATTTCTTTGTCCTCATAACATGCAATTTCAAAATCTTCATCGGTAATGAATTTACAGTCAAGTTTATCACATATTTCAAGAATGACTGTTGCTCCGCCTCTAGAGAATCTTCCTTCAAGTTCTTTTATCACATAGTCATCTTCGCAGTCACTATTATTTGTATCCATTTCAATGACTCCAACTCCGTCTCCTAATTCATTAGTTATACCAAAAGGACAATAGTCAGGACTTTCTTTTCTATTATCAATGACTGTCAATCCGATTTTTTTCACATCGCCAAGTTTGACAGGCTTGTTTAAATAATAACTTACGCTCATACTTATGTTAATTTTTTAACTTTATTTTTTATTATATAATTCTGTTAATGCTTTTTCTCCGAGGATAACATCGTCACCGTATAACATGATTTGTTTTAATTTGTATACAGGTTCAATTGGGGTATAATTGATTTCATATATCCTCAATGGTATTGTATCTCGTGTATGTTTTTTAGTAAACGTGTCACCAATTTTAAATTTGCTATCAGTCATTTTTTTTAGGTTTATATAATCCAATTAATACTTCTTCTCCGAGTATAACAATTTCATCATCACCACATAATCCGAATGTTTTTAGTTTATATACAGGTTCAAATGGGCTATAATCAATCTCATTTATAACCCTTTCCCGTAACTTTTTAGTGCATTCATTAAATATATCTTCTGGAAGATTAATAAGATTTTCATCATAGTGTGGTCTTTCCTTATCTCCATAGCTAATGATTTTGCGTTCAAGTTTATCGCATATTTCGAGAATAAGGCTTGGACTTCCCATCATTTCATATATTAGGGGGTCTTCGTAAATTCCGTCTATAAACTGAGTTGCGACCTGATGTCCTTTTTCATTAGTAAATGCAAAAGGATGGGCGGCAAGTCTAACTTCTCTACAGTCTTCGAATTTCAATCCGATTCCTGTCAATTCGTTAAGTGTGACAGGCTTATTAAAATAATATAGTGTGCTCATACTTATTTTATATTTAATTCAATTTATGTTTTATCAGATAGTAATATATGATGACATGTCTATTGTTGGCGGCATTGATATTCCGTCAAATTTGCACATGGAGATATATTCTATTTCTTCTGACTTTTTCTTTGCTAATGTCTTTCCATTTATATCCAAAAGGTATTCACATTCTATGTTGGATAAAGCGTATTTAGCATTTATGCTTGATTTGCACTGTATTTCGTATAAATTCCACTTTCCCCAGTTTACTAAAACCTTAACCGCTTTAGCTAACTCAGAAAGTTCACTTGCATTAAGTTTTTTATTGTTCATATATTTGTATTTATATTTTAGCAAAAATATATAAATTTTATATAACAAACAATTTTTTTGGAATTTATTATTATTATTATTATTATTATTATTATTATATTTATAAATAAAATATATAATATGAGTAAACGTATAAGACTTACTGAAAGTGACTTACATAAGATAATAAAAGAATCAGTCAATAGAATGATAAATGAGATAAACCTTGGTAATGGTAATATTGATTTTGATGATTGGCATATAACAAGTTTAAAGTCTAATGAAGACGGCTATTACGAATTTGAAGCACGTTGTGATAATGATTGGTACACTTTAAGAGGTAGTTATTATGGGAATGGTGAAATAGAATTGGATTTCTTATTGAGCGGTCATAGTGGTTACGGAAGGCAGATTCCAATAAATAAAGAACTCCAAAGATGGTTTGATGTATATGGGCGAAAGGAACTAACTGATGAGATAGAAAATTGGATTAATAATAATATGGTTGAAGAACCTAATTATGATGAAGAATACTAAGCAGCCATCAATCAAACTCTAACCTCAGACAATTTACAATCAATCAAATTTTAATTTCATATCAAACATATGGGCGAATCTTTATGGTTCGCTCATTTTTATTATATTGCAAGGTATATTTATAGTAAAATAAACAAGAATGCAAAACGAATATTTACGTCAAGTCATTTATGAAAGTATAGACAGGTATTTGAAAGATATTATTAATGAGACGCATGTTCGGACGTTATATCATTTTTTAAGTCCGAAACAACTCAGATATATTGCGAGATATGGTTTCAGATTGTCTGATTCAGAAAAGGAATGGAGTGTTAGCCCGAAATTGCCGAACAACTTATGTTTCACAAGAAACAGAAATGGAGTACAAGGTTTTCCATATATGACTTCCAAGTACGGATATGGCGGTACTGTTCACAATGATGCATTGGATTGGATAATAATCAGACTGGAGATTGATACTGCAAGGCTTGGGAGATATGGAAAAGTAAAGCCGTTTGACTATATGTATCATTTCAACAGGGACGAAGGTAATGCGCTGCAATCAAGCCGTGAGGACGTGGCGATGCTTGCGACTGACAATTATGATGAAATGGGTGATGAGGAAATATATGCGCAGCCATATTCACAAGCGGAAGAAAGACTATACAGTAATCTAAAAAGGATAGACAAGGATGATGCCTTAAAACTAATCAAGCGCATTGACATATATTTGGATTTTGAAAGAATTTATTCTGATTCGGGGATATGGAAAGAAAGTGACAATTTTTTAAAATGGGTGAAGAAAACTTTTAATGATACGTCTATTTTTATATATGATAAAATCAACGAGTTTAATTTGCAAAGATAGGCAAAAACAATATTTATTATTGTAAATATTTTAATTTTTTTTTATACATAATATGTTGATTAATGAAGGCAGAATACGCAAGATAATAAGGCAGACTCTTAATGAGTCATTTAATCTTAATTCTTATCTAAGAAGACTTTTTGTTTCGCAGATTTCAGATGAAATCGGCTTTAGAGGTTCGATTGACAATGAATTGCATCAAATGCTCGATTATGTTGATTATGATGATGATTATGATATACCTTTAGAAGAACGCTTTAATGAAAAGGATTTTAATTTTTTAAGGCAAGTTTATTCTCAATATGACAATGCGATGAAAAGAAGAAGAGAGGATTCTTCATTGAGTTTTGAAAGATTTTTATCTTATATTTTATTTCACGCTTATTTCTTTCAATATAAAGATTCATTTATATTCGGGCAATTTTCAAATGGTTATTTCAAGGTTTCGCATTTTGCGCCAAAGAACATAAGAGAAGGTTATGAAATGTTAAAAGTAATATCCGAATATGACAATATTATCTTTGCTGTGACTGAAGACTTGGCAGACATGCTTCAAAAGATTGGACTATATGGAAACAGCAACGCAACCATACCAATGTTTTTCAGGGATGAACTTGTCATGAAGCACATATACACAACTGATAAGGATTTACTGAACTATTTTCTTGATAAAATCATTTCTGACAATTTTGAAAAAATTGATGAACTGTTAAATAACTATGACAGTGAGCAAGATTTTAGGCAAACAATAAGAAAAGGCTATAGTCCAAATAATTACTATAATGATGAATATTCGGAATATCAAGAAATGCCAAATAAACTTTCGATGAAATTTAAAAATCGGTTTTAATTAATATTTATAATTAATAATAACAGTTATATGAAACGTAAAATTAAGATAGATAAAAGATTCTTGAATAATTTAACCGAATCGGTCGTGCGTCGTATTATAAGCGAGGCAAATCAATATTCCGACATGAAGGTTTCCTATTTTGACATTGAACGTGATAAATTTTCATATGGATGGAGCGGTACTTTCTGGCTTGAATTTCCCGATACCAATTCAAGCATGGTGAATGATTTTGTCGTGCGTGACGAAGTTGGCAACAAAATTATTTGGGACAATGAAATGTCTGATGAGCAGACAGAATATTTGGAAGATATCATAAGAAATGAAATCGCAAAACGTTTAAGAGTAACAAACGAAGTAACGAGAAAAGCAGCACTCCGCCTTGTAAATGAAGTTAATTCGGCAAGAGAAGATTTTTATTCTGAGGAAGATTCTAATGGTAATTTTGGAAAAGACGGTCAAGTTAAATCTTATGACATCGGTTATTATTCAATATCACAAGCAGAAGACGATGCTGAAGAAAACGGATATGATGATGTTGGCGAATATTTGAAATATTTATTTAATGAAATACAATCTGAATGCCCATTCACATGGCAAACTCTTGGAAACGGCTATGGTTTTCACGGCACCACTTTATTTACTGATGGAAATGTTGTCGGAAAACTTATCTATGACCAAATCATGATTGATGAGTTACCTCCGTCTTTAATGAAATAAATTAATAACTAATTAAATAAATTAATAAAAATATAATAATATTATGGCAAAAGTAATCAGATTAACAGAATCGGATGTTAGCAATATAGTTTATAATGTTTTAAACGAGGCTCATGTAATTGACCAGCAATTTGGTCAGAGCAAGTCACCAGGCAGTTTTGAGGCTGCACTTGTAAATGCTTGGAAAATGGCAAGCGATAGCAATAAAGAAAAACTCGAAAATGCTTTTCCTGAATACTTCCCAAGAGAGGCTATGTATGGAAATGACGAGGAACCGTTTGATTTCAGAGAGTTCCCTTATCGTGGTGCATATGATGATTATTACAAAGGTTGGCAAGGCAGACATCCATCAAGATAAAAAGAAAAAAGCATTACAATTAAGTAATACTTTTTTTATTATTATTTTTTTATGCGTTGATTATTGCCAACCTTGGCCTTTTATATATTTTGATTTGCCATTTTGGAAATCATTAATTTCTTTTGCCGTATCTTGGTATTTTTGTGGCATATCTGTTAGTTCATAATCATCGAATTCCCCTGACATGTAATCCTCGTTTGGGTAATAGTCTAAAGTTTCGTAGTATCCGCCACCGCCAAATTCTCTATTTTTACGTGTTTTTCTAAAATGAGGGAATTCTTTGCCGACCCCATTCATATTATTATAATATGATTCATCGCCAAATCTATTTTTAATTGCGCTATCAGCAAATTTAGAAAGATTAACGGCTTGTTTCATCTTTCTTTGTATTTCATCGTCTTTATTAACCCATCGAACAGGACCTTTAGGGCTGTTCCAACTTTTTTTAGCAATTTTGTCAGTAGGGATACCATATTGTCCTGTTAAGTTACCATAACTGCCATAAGGGTCAAGTTTTTCCATTGCACGGCGAGTCACCATATCTCTAAAATCTGCACGTGATTTATTAGCGGCATTTACTGCGGTTCTCCAATCCATTTCTGTAAGGATTCTATTTACTGATTCTGTTATGAGTTCATTAAATTGAGATTCATTTAATCTGATATTTTTTCCCATTTGTTTGATATTTATAAATAAATATTAAATTAACAGAGTCTCAATTTAATAAGTTTATAGTTGAGACTTGCAAGAAAGTTCTTAATGAAGATATGGCTTATATGAGCGACGAAGACATTGCCAATCAATATAGTGATATGAAGATAACGTATTTTGAAATCAATCCTCTTCGCAATTCTGAAGGATGGGAGGGTACGTTTGAACTTGAATTCCCTAATGCTGACGATATTGACTATGATAGCACAATGGTAAATGATTTCTTCGTATATGACAGCGAAGGAAACCGTATTGCTTGGGACAATTGGATGCCTGACGAGCAGACAAACTATCTTAATGATATTATCAGAAAGGAAATCGCAAAGAGAAGCGTAAAAGAATCAATTACGAAATCAGACTTAAATAATTTAATAAACGAGTCCGTAAACAAAGTTCTCACAGAACTTGATTGGAGAACATACGCAAGCGCAGCAAAGAAAAGAGACGCACAGATGCAGCAATTAGGAGGTAACGCAAGGGATAAAGGTGGTAAACGTCTAAATAGAGTAAAAGGTGACTTGGATGATGCGGCATCTGAGGCTTTAACGTCTAAATATCAGCGAAGGTATGACGGCGAACCAAAAAATAATGCTAATATCTGGACTCGTAATGGTTATCAGGTTATTACGACTAACAATTTTGATGGTAAAGGAAATTACTCAAACGGACGATTCAACTATCTCAAAAAAGGATGTAATGAGAGATATGGTAATCTAAATTCGCCAATGGACGATGAGGTAGAAGATTATATAAATGGTAAATCAAAATATGTAAAAGGTCAAGGTTGGCAATAATCAACATATAAATAAAGAGCAACCCAAATTGATGGATTGCTCTTTATTATTTTTATCTATTTGCCATTATCAGTTGCGTAACGTCACGCATATCTCTTCCTGCTTGAAGCAAAGCATTCAGTATGACTCTTACTCTTCTTTTTATCTCATCGTCAGTTGCTGACTGTGCTATTCTGTCAAGGGTATCCATAGTGTCATTCAGACTTTCATTGAAATTTCGTACTTCGTCAGCCAACTGTTCTCTCAAATCGGCATTATGCGATTCCGCATCAAAATTCCCCATTGAGTCATATGAAGATTCGTTTAGAATGTTTTTAACGGCTCTATTTACAATTCTTTCGACTAGTTCTTTTTTACGATTCATTATAGTAATTTTTTTATTATTATATAATAAATATTTTTTTAAATCATTTTTTTCAAGCCTTCAATTAATTTTGTTGTCGGAAGATTCGCCTCACCGATTACCTTAGACAGTTCTGTCAAATCGGCAAGGGTTGTTTTTGCATCATAAGATTTTTCTTTTGTATATAATATATGCCCATTATATGACGGATTAACCAAATCAATTATGGTATATATAAGGTTCTTAATTGTCGTATTTGTACCTGTTCCGACATCAAAAACCTTATGTTTCCAAGAAGGTGTTACGTTAATTAGAGATTCGATTACCTTGCACACATCATCAACATAAGTGAAATCTCTTCTTATCAGTCCATCACCATTAACAACAATATCTTTATTGTTTTTGATTGCTTTCATAAAGATGCTGATGGCTTGATTATCCCTCATATTTTTGCCATAGACATTATGGAAACGAAGACCTGTAAACGTCATATTATATTCATTAGAATAAATTTCCGCTTGCATTTCATTCATTTTTTTAGAAGCCGCATAGAATGATTTTGGCTTATTATCATCACCATATACCGAACTTGATGACGCATAAATAAAATGCTTCACGCCATATTTTTTTGCCAAGTCAGCATATGTTGCAAAGAACAAGATATTATTATACAAACATTCAGTAGTACGAACCATTGAATCACCTACACTTGTAAATGCACCCAAATGAATAACTGTATCAACCCCATTAAAAATTTGATTGGAATCGAACTCTTTATCTTCTTTGATATCATAAGTTGATATTTCGAATTTATCTTTTAGATATTCTTCCAATCTTTTTCCGATAAACCCTAAATTACCTATTATTAATATTTTCTTCATAACGCTGTTTTTCTCCTATTTGTCTGTTTAAATCAGTTTGAGTTTTGTTATATAGACCATTCTTCCCTGAACGATAATTAACGACGATTTCAGTATTGTAAAATTGTTTATAAAGCGCATATAAACTTACTAAACCGTATGCAATTATTTGATAGATAATCGCTAATGTAACAATAATATGAGTGAATGGATTATAAAGCCTCCATTCATATATCATTGATTCATTATTATAACGGACTCTTTTGATACACCCAAGCAGAAAGACAATCTTTGTCAAAAAATGCATTGGCTCCATTAAACGTAAATTATTTTTAAAATTCATTTCGTATTGGTATTATATTCATATTAATTAGTTTTTCTTTTGAACCGTTCTCAAATAAAGGGAACGCATTGTGCGCAATCCATTTGTGTCTGATACAAGGATTCTCAGAATCATTTGGCAAAGGGACTTCAATTTCTTCTCTATAAATGAAGCGTCCATACTTTTTATCATCCGTATAATTATACCAATCGATATTTGTTTTTTCGAGAAGCATTTTTATTTGTTCGTCACTATTCTTATTAACGATTTCTTTATGTGGCAAATAAGTTTGCGCTGCCATTTGCTTTGAATTTCTCACGCAATCAATTTGTCTCCAAAGCAAGTGTGCGTATGCATCATTGAAACTGTCAACGTTCCACGCTTTACAGTCAAAATGAGCAAGTCGGATATCTTCAACCATCTTCCTCGCTGTTACAATATCATCTTGCGCTTCAAGAATATTCGAAATTGCCATCTGATTGAATTTTGCCGTTGCGAATGATGGGATAAGCGAAAGTATCTTACATAATCGGTAATCATAATATGCGCCCATTTCTTTTGTTTCAAAATCAGTTAGAATAAAAGTAATTTCATCTGACTGCACATATGCAAACTTGCAATTTTGAAGATTTTTGCAAACATAGATTGCAACTTCATTCATCATATTAATGAAATTATCATCAAATGGCTTTTTATAATTGTTTTTAATCAATTTGGAGAAATTTTTACCATCAATCATAATCATTACATATGAATTTTTATTCAACTTATAATCAGTTGCGCTTCTCAATCTTTCGCATTTTTCTTTTAAACTCTCCATTTTTTTTACTTTTTTTGCAAATATAATCAAAAATGAAGACTTCACCAAATTTTTTAGGATTTTTTTAATTGATATTTTGATTAACAAAAAAATGGTTCACGTTAAATTTGTGAACCATTTTTTTTATTTCTTATTTCCATTACTGTCATTATGCAGTAATTTGCCATATCAATTAAGGTATCTTCCAAGGATTCAAAGTTTGGATTACTGTTTTTATTGAGTGTTAAGTTCTTCAATCGGCTGAACTTGTCATATATCTTGCCAAATGCATAAAAAGGTACTTCTTGGCAAGCATTATGAAATGAATTGCCATAATCAGCATTTTTCTTTGTATACAGTTCAACCATATTATTACAAATATCTTGGAACTTTTTTACTGAGTCATCAATAATAACATTACCATCTGCGTTGTTAAATTCAGTTACATTCATACGTCTATTATTTAAATAAATATTTTTTATTATAATTTACGTTGCAAAGATAATAAAAATTTTTTAAGTTAACAATTTTTTTTGGAAATTATTATTATTATTATTATTATATTTATAAATAAAAATATCTATTACAATGAGTAAAAATGTTAGATTAAATAAAAATCAGTTTATAAATTTGATTTCCGAATCAGTAAAAAAAGTGATTAGAGAATATGACGATTATGATGAATTCGATAGAAATGGAGACGTAAATGATGTTAATCCTTACTATCGTGATTCCGAAAACTTGCGCCTTAAACTACTAAAAGAGCCATATAGTAAAGCAAATGAACGTTTACTAATGAATTACTTGAAAAATAATGGTGAAGAGGCATGGTATTTATCTGATGATTTGGGCGATAAATACCCACGCTTTAAAAAAGCAGTAGAAAATGAAGATAGTTGGATGTATGGTTACGATAGGGTGGATTTGCCAAATAGGAATGATAAATTACCGACTTATGGTGATGACCCATACAGACAAAATAAACCTATTTATGGCAATGCAAGAGATTGGTCAGCAACTAGAGGATACTATCCTGAAGATGATTTATTTTCATATTCTAATGGCGAATTGGCTGCTTACAACAAAAAAGGAAACGATGATAGAATTAAAAATCCAAAAAACGACATTAACTTAAATGTTTATCAAGGTAGTCCAGGTAAATATGGTATGATGGCATTAAGCGATGACCCATTTGATAAAATGATTGGTCGTTCTGCAAGAAGCACACTGAGAGATACATATAATACCGCAAAAAGAAGAAGCAACCGTTGATTGACGAAATATAAAATTTCAATAAAATAATAAAGAGCAATCCAAATTAATGGGTCGCTCTTTTTATTATATTTTTTTGGAAATTATTATTATTATTATTATTATTATTATTATATTTATAAATAAAATACATATATCAAATGAGTAAAACTATTAAATTAAATAGAAATCAACTGGTAAATTTAATCTCTGAATCAGTTAACAGAATCATTAACGAAAGTGATTATATGGATGATGGTAATTTAGAAAGACAATATCGTAAAAACCCTGATTCAATGTGGACTTATGGTACTAGGCTTAATCCTGAATATGTAAGTGGACTTGACCCACATTCTATGCGAAACAGTGGCAACGGTAATAAAAGAGCCGATAACCTTGCATCTTGGGACTATTTTGACGCAGTTCGTAATGGTGCTGATATGAGAATGAGAGATAGACTTGATGCCGATGCCTATAAGCAAAATAATCCATATAAAAGAGAACTACAGGCTTATATGCATGGCTGGAATCAGGAAAAAGGAAGATACGACACGCCTATGAGTATGTTTAAAGACGAATTGGATAAACGATGGCAAGATACTAAAGATTTAGAAAAAGCATCAAGAATGGCAAATTCAAGACCATTACATCGAAAAGGAAGCCTTAATCGAGAAATTAAAGAAAGCGTAGAGGATGATGATGACTGGGCTTATCAAAAAAAAGCATATAAATTATGCGGTGAAATCAAAAAAGGAGCATATGATAATGATTTAGATGGAATTCTTAGCATTGGTGCTAGTGAATATTTCAATATTCCTAGAGAATCTGGTTTTGATTATTGGGTTAACGATGCGGCTTCTGATAGAAAACGTCTCATTGATAGAAAATACGCATTTCAACATGATGATAGTGATTTTGGACCTACGCCTGACGAAATGTCTCAGTTTGAGTTTTGGTCTAATTGGCATACTCAGAATCTCAAAGATAATCCGTCTCATACTAAAGATATTTTAAGAGATAATGACATTTGGAATGAAAAAGAAAATGCAGACAGACAAAAAAAAATACCCTAATATTTATGGCATGTTCGGAAATGGAAAAATAGATAAAACTTTAGCAGACCGTATAAAGAGGGACGTTTATGGTACAGACCAATATGATAAAAGACCATTGCATAAAAGAGGTCTTAATCGATTTGTTAAATAAATTAAAAAGCACTCCTAAACAAAGGGGTGCTTTTTTTTTATGCTCTTGTAATTTATTTAAAATTAATGATACGAACTTCGGCATAATTGATGTCATAAAATATCTCGCAACTTGTGTTTGTCTTTGACTTATAAATTAATAAATCATTTTTAATTAATTTATTTTTTATGTTAGGTATTGACGATTTTTTAATTAATTTAAACTCATTGTTTTGGTTTATCTTATCAAGATATTTTTCAATCTCATTATAATCTAATATAAAAGAGGCTTGAACCAAAATATTGTCATGCTCGTCATTATAAGTCATTTCAATTGTTTTATTCGCAAATTGATATGTAAACTTATTATTCTCTTTTTTTATAACATAGTCGGATAGTATATCATTTAAATCTTCTTTAGTTTGAAGCCCTACGCCATTTATAAGTTCAGTAGGGTTTATTAACGATTCAAATTTTTTCTTGTCTTCATTGTACTTTTCTTTCTGTGCGCTATTAAGGGAATTATAATATTTTGAATTATCATTATAGCATTTATTTTCGTATTCTTTTCTTAAACGAATTATAGAATCACGGCGATTTTCGACTTCTTTATTATAGGAGTCGATTTTAATTTGAAACTTATCTTTCCAAATCATTGCTTGGGTAACTTCATTGATAGCGTTACTATTATTCACATCTTGATTTTTAAGTATAATTTTATTCAAATCTTCAAGACAAATAACGCTTAAAATTTCAATTTCTTCGTTTAAGTCTGAATTATCGTTAGTGAATTTTTTATTATAATATTCTTCAACCAAATTATTATTTAAAGTGATATAAGTATTGTTTTCATCAAATCTTACTTCATCTTTAATAATAGATGCATAGTTTTTCCTGACGAGAGCCATTTTACCATCCCCCACGCCTTTAGAAAAAGAAAATGATAGCGTAACAAAAAAGATTAAAAATATAAATTTTAATATATTAACCATATTCGTGACATTATTTTTTTAATTTAAATGTAACTGTAAAACTTATTCTTTGTCTTATCGGTTCACCATTCAATAAGCCTGGTTTCCAGTTAGGCATTTGATGGAAAATACGAATTGCTTCAGCATCAAATTCATCGCAAATACTTTGTTCTACCGTGAAATTAGTCAATGTACCATCTTTTTCCACAATAAAATTTATTTTCACATCGCCTTCAATTTGTTCATCAATGCCTTTTTGAGGATATATGAGGTTTTCATCAATATATTTTCTACAATCTAATACCCATATCTTACCATTTCCAATAAAATGGGCGCATACATCAACATTTGTTCGGTCATAGACCATATCATCATTTTGAGCCATAAGATTAAAAGGGAATAGTAACATAAGAAATATTAACAGTCTTTTAATCATAGTATTATGTTTTTAAATAAATATAATTATATTTTCTTTAATTTAACTGTTTTATTGCCAAAGGATAACAAATTCGTTTCTTTTTTTGTGCTTTTAATGCTTTTCAAAGATTTTATTTCTTTTTTTTCGAAGTCTTTTACAGTCTCCGTTTGAAGTTTTTCTTGCGGTATTGTTTTAAGAACACTATCGTTTCCCTTTAATTTAAACAGAAAATTCTTTTTCAAAAAAGGAGAATCTTTATCTTCTTTTATAAAACCTAATGTTTTCTTTGCTCTTGTTATTGCGACATATTTAAGATTATATTCTTGGGCGATTTCCCATTTTTTAGTCGCTGTCTTAGATGGCATTAACGAAGGAAAAGCAATGTAAACATTATCGGCTTCCAATCCTTTAGACTTATGTACCGTTGAAAGTGATATACCTTCTTCATCTTTATTATTGAATATTTTTTTGATTTCTTCTTTCAGTTCACTTGCGGTGTTGAAATTCTCGCCAATAATTTTTAAAGTATTGATTTTATCAATTAAATTAGTGCAAGGAATTGTACCTAAAGCGATATCTTCATCAATGTCGTATTCAGTCATCATTCGGTCTCTAAGTTGGGCTAATTTAGTACATAAACGCATAAATACGCCATCTTCTTGAAGGCTAATGTTCAATGGCTCAATATTAGTCGATTCAATTAATCTAATTAGATTATTGCCAAATCCATTTTCATCTTCATCATTTCCACTTCCTTTAACATAACATTTCTTTCCTTGGCGTATTAAATTATAATATATATCCATCAATGGCGCGTTATTACGACAAATAATCATATCACCATCTTTAATTTCACTCAAATCCGCATCATATTTAACTTCACCATCAATATTAGAGTCCTCATACTGTATTGAAGGGACAATATTCTGAGCCAATTTTACAATATTTTTACCGCATCGATAAGAAATTGACAACGGCATTAATTTCATATTTGGAAGATTCTTAATTTTTTCAAATGATTCAGCATCACTTCCCGAAAATCCATAAATTGCTTGATTAGGGTCTCCGACAAAAATATAGCGAGTATTGATTTTTTGACATTTCAGAACGGTTGCCAATTGTGCTGCCGACAAATCTTGCGCCTCATCAACAAAAACATAATCATATTGGCATTTCCAAGGCTGCATATTCAATATGTTTGGTAGAAAAATCATATCAGTATAATCAATAACATCAGTATTGTTCATACCCCATTTAATCATATCGATAGCGACACGCAATTCGCTACGGTTGCAGACAATTCCATATTTCTTTATAACATCGATACCACCTTCTTCATCACAGACCAAATTACTTCGCATCAACGAAATCAACTTGTTAATATTATGTACATTTTTTTTATTAACGTTCTGATATTTTTCGCAATAATTGTCTATTTCGCGATACAATTGGAGGTTATATTTATATTCATTCAGTTCAATATCTTTACGAAGATTAGTTCTTATAATTTTACGCCCTAAACTATGTATTGTACTAATTTCAACATTTTCTCTTTTACCAATTTTCTTTTCAAGTTCCTTAACAATATCTGTATTAAACGCGCAAAAAAGAACTTTTTTATTTTCATTAATATTATTAAGGGCATTAATTAGTGTAGTGGTTTTTCCACTTCCAGCACATGCTTCAACCAGCAAATTTCCAACGCCACTTTTTATCTCTTCAAAAATGTCAAGTTGATATTTACTATACTTCATATATTTTATTTTTAAAAAAATTTTCGCAAAAATATATAATCTTTTTAAATTAAAAAAGTTTTTTGACTTTAATATTTATAAAAAAAATACTAAAAATGATTCTAAATGAAGAATTGCAACATTTATTTAAAAAAGTTAAAACCCAATTAGGTTGGCCAATACGTCCAATACAGATTGCTGATACCGAGTTTTGCCTTTTATTAGAAACTTGTGTTGACAGTTATGTGGAAACCGTGCAAAATTGGATTATAAAGCAAAATTGGTTAAATTATAAAGATAAAGAGATTAATTTCATATCAAACGCAGCCGATTTAACATATGCAATGTCAATGGGGCAATTAGATTTCACCCGTGATTATTCCTATTGGTTTAGCCGTGAAGTAGGCTTACAGCAAAGAGGTAGTTTTGAACTTAAAAAAGATTTTTTTCACATAGAAAAGGGAAAACAATGCTATGAAATCCCAGCAGGACGAGAAATCAATAAAGTATTGTATATAACACCACCAACGACAAGAACGGCAATGTATGGTACTGTTGGTACGTTAGATGCTGGTTTTGGAGGTGGATATGCACAGATTGGAAACATTGGTATGACAGGTTTTTACGTCGGAAGTGCATATGACACCGCTTTGTTGTCAGTTGATTTGAAATATAAAAATTCTTTAATACGTGGCGATTTGGCTTATAAAGTAACCGCAGGACCAAATGGAACTCATATAATACATTTGTTATCAGTCCCTGGTTCACGTGTATCAAATAAAGGAGTTGCCGTTGATGATTCGTTCGGATGGGGCAGATATGCTAATTGCGTCTGTTGGTACACATATTACGATGTAACTAATGAAAATAAAGACCTTTGTTACAAAGAAAACAAAAACGATTTGGTTTTAACTCCCGACCAAGTTCCATTTGAAGCATCAAATTATGAATTCTTCAATTTCCCAACGAAAGTAACAATCCAAAAATTGTTGACGGCAAAAGCAAAGCAAACACTTGGATACATTCGTGGTACATTTAGTGGCGAAGTTAAAATCCCAGATGCTGAATTGAAGATGGATTATAATATTTTCCTCTCTGACGGTAAAGATGAAGAAGAAAAAATTTTCACTGATTTAAAAGAACGCCTTGAAGCGATGTTACCTTGGAATCAGATGGAAAATTATGCAAAAATGGTTCAATCACAAATTGAGATATTAAAGAACAAGCCATTAGGACTTATGGTACGATAACAAAAATATGGGATGGATTTTTCCACCCCATATTTTATTTGGTTATTTGTTTTAATCTGACAAGTTTAGCATATCCATTGTTCTTATCAAGATAAAAAGTATAGCCTTTCTTTTTGTTAACAAATTCTTCGAATTCCTTTATTTGATTAATGATTTCTTTATTATGTAATTTTAAAAGAAACTTTTCTTTGTCTGTCTTTAAAATATCAGCAATTTCGAAGTCATCAATTGTGAATTTTTCGTTAAATTCATTTTCTATTTTTTTAATCAAATACTCTTCATCTAATTTATTATAGAATAGATAACTAATCCTGCCGAAAGTTAAATTTGGAAAATTTTCAATATAACTGTTCATTAGAAATTAGTTTATTTATTATTTTTTTATCGATAAAATTTTTTATCGTTACTAACGCTTTTTTTTGGCGCGCTGACCAAAGGCTTAATTTTTTCTCTTTGTTGGCTTTGAGCACTTTTTGTCTGATTTGCCTTGCACGGACATCCCATAATCAACGAATATTTATTTTTATTATTTTTGTTTTTGTTGGGCGTTTTGATTTCTTTGAATTAAGCGGTGCCCGATTTTTCACAATGTTACTTTTGCCAACAGATGCTGTTTTATTTTTCTTACAATTACACATAGACGATTTTTTTTAATAAATATAATCATTCATTAAAAAAAGATTCCGAATATATTTCATAGGAAGTTGAAATAAAATCATCAATATTATTATCATCATAAAAGCAGTCAACACCTTTTTCAAATTGAGTTTTACGGGCAACATTGAACAAAGAATCTATTGCATTAAAAACTTTTTGCCCTTCTCTCCACGTTGATGGGTAATTAACGATTTCATTATCGATAAGTTGTTTGTACTCGTCAAAATCCAATGGAATTTCATTAACAATTTCAGTTAACAAAGCGATATGCTTTTGCAGCATAATACGCAAATTCAAACCATTTTTATTTACCGCTTCTTGTAATGCTAACGCATAGCATTTTTCGTCATTATTTAACGTAAGATTACTTATAATCTTATTATATTTTTCATTTATTTTCTCAGAATTCATAATATATTTTTTTAATACTTATATTATAAATATACATATTTTTTTGTTAGAATCAAGAAAAATAAATAATTTTTAATTGATTATTAAACAGTTTATTGTTATTATTTATAATATAATATGTCAAAATGAATTTACCTAATTTTTTACTTACAGAAAATATCGGTACGCAAAATATTATAGATGCGATAAAAAAACGTCATCGCTTAATAATAACTTATGATGATGAAGTTCATCATAAAGTCGGAAAAAGATATATCGAGCCTTACGTTTTAGGTACTACCAAGGCTGGTAACAAAGCATTGCGTGCTTTCCAATACAATGGAGATACTTGGAGAGGGGTACCGAAATGGAAATTATTTAGGCTTGACAGAATAAAGTCAATTAAAGATGCCAATATTACTTTCTATGATGAACCAGCAAAAGAAGGATGGACGAAAAATTTATATAATGATGAAGGTGATAATTCATTAATTGATATTGATTATCAAGTTTCGTTTGATGATGATAATGAAGATGATTTATATTCGCCATCATTATATCAAAATCGTAATAAGACAAAACGTTTGCAGAATTCTAAACCTTTAAAATTATCCGATTTAGAAAAGCAAAATAATAATACTACTTTGGATAAAATAGATAATAGTTCTGAAAGCAAGCCTCAAAATAATAAGCCGATTGATTTTAATTCACAAGAGTTTAAAGATATGTTGGCGCGTAATTTGGAAAGAACTAACCAAGAAAGGGCTAAACGAGGTCAAAAAGAGTATAATTTTGAGCCAAATACACCACAAACGGATATAAATGATAATCCACCTAAAATTGAACCCGAAAACGAGCCTGTCAGTTATTATGACTCGGAAGAATTCAAAGATATGTTGGCGCGTAATTTGGAGAGGACTAATCAAGAAAGGGTCAAGCGAGGTCAAAAAGAATATAATTTTGAACCAAATACAGCGCAAACGGATATAAATGATAATCCGTCCCAAACTAATAATGAACCCGATAATTATTATGACTCGAAAGAATTCAAAGATATGTTGGCGCGTAATTTGGAAAGAACTAATCAAGAAAGGGTCAAACGAGGTCAAAAAGAGTACAATTTTGAGCCGAACAAAGATATAGATAATTTTGAAAAAACGCTAAAAAAGAATTTAGCAATCGATAATAAATAAAATACAGAAAATATATGGGAAGTCCATTAGCCGATTTTAACAAAATAGCAAGCATAATGAATCGTTCTGATTCGATTAAGGTAGGTGACAAAAATTTGTCTCAAAAAGCCGCTCAATTATTAGAAACCCCACAAACATCTTTTGATACAAATATTCAGCAAACATTTTCAGACGATAGAATCGATAGTTCTAAATTACCAGCGGCTGTTAAGGAAATGCTTAAAAAAAATCCGATACCAGTTCAAGAGCGAGCGCAAGTTTCAGTTTTGGATAGAATTTTACCGCAAATACAACCGCCACAAACGCAATCTCAGTCTGTTATACCTCAGTCATCATTTGAGCCTAGTCAATTAAATGAGGTAAGGCAAAGCAATAATAATTTTGGAAATGTTGATTATTCTTTGATTAAAGCAATTTTTGATGGCGTTTGTAAAGAACAACTTAAAGAAATAATGAAAGAAACAATCAGCGAATATTTTAAGGCAAATCAGATAAAGATGGTTGCGGTTTCAGACAAAATTAAATTTGTTGATGAAAACAAAGAACTTTATGAAATATCATTCCATCACGTAGGAAATGTTTCAGAAATGAAGAAAAGCAAAAATAAAAAATAATATAAAAAAAATGAGCAATTTAGTTTAAAAATTGCTCATTTTTTATTTTTTTTTATAAATATTTATTATTTAAATTTTCAGTAATGAAAAATGAAATTAAATTATTATGAATTATCGTTTGAAGATTAGTCTTTATGCGTACATCAATATAATATTTATTTGGCGGTAAAATATTCGTATCCACCAAAAAATAATTTTCATTGTACGTTTTATTGACTTTTTCCCAATTGATTACGTCAAATTCTCGTTCACCATCTTTTATGTAAATACGATATTCAGCATCGGTAATATTTTGCGCTTCATTACGCTTATATTTAGTATTCACTAGCAAGCCGACTTTTCTTATATCGCCTCGTTTGATTTTTTCATCTGAATCAATCCCATAAATAGAAGGCGCTAATGATGAAGTATCTCTTAGACCTTTTCCGACATTAAAAAATACTTTAGGAGTCTTAACCGTAAATTCAAGTTCAACATCTTCAATCGCATCGCCTTTATATTTTAAATTCGTCCAAACATCATAACACATCATTCCATTGAAATTATCGCTATCAGAAGTAATCTTTACTGTAGCATAATATATACCTTTAGAAAATTGTCTGACAGGGTATTCTTTTTCATCAATAATGCAACGTGGCATTTCATCAAGATTATCTAAATTATCACCAAAATAACAATATAAAAACAAACGATTAGTTTTGTTTAAGGCGAAATCGTTACGGTTATCATCGATATAGTCATCATACACCGTTTCAACATAAGGTTCAAAACAAGTGTTAGTTGTCCGACTGAAAAAGCCGACATAATTATCTTTATTATCTTTAGTTGTCTCCAACGTTGGTGAAAAAGCAATACCAATTCCATAATTAGGAATAGTACCGTTTAAAAAGCGATTTATAACATTGGTTATATCAAGGTTTATATTTTCATTACCAATATCAAAATGTTGCTTTCCAATAACAACAGAATCCTCACCATCTAAATATTTTTGATATTCATTAATTAAGGTATCTGTCGTAAAAACGCCTTCTTCTTTCCACTCATAACCATTACGTGCTTGATACCATGTCGAGCCATCCTTAGACATTAATTTTCTACCATTGATGACTTCTTGATTATCAAATTTTGTTATATACAAGTCATTTGGTAATGTTTCGGCATTATCATATCCTTTTCCACCGTCCCATTCTTGCGGTATTAAAAAAAATAATAAATCAAATGAACTTGTTCTGACTTTATCAGTTCCATCGATTTTAGATAATTGTTTACGGTGAAGATTTTTAAAATCAACAAATCCAGCATTTGTTAATTTAAGATAATGATGTATTTTTTCAACGTCGGCAAATGTTTTATCTTCAATATTTTCTTTAATATGATTAATATCAAAATGTAAAAGAATTCTAGTCAATGATTTGCCATAAATCATTTCGGCAACAGGATTAATTCCATTATTGTATTCCGAATCCTTTATTATTGTATTTATTTTATCAAAATAAGTTCTAGTAATCATAAGTTGTATTTTTATATAAATAGTTTAAAAAATGAGTAAGAATTATTCCTACTCATTTTTTTCGCAAACAATCGTGTCATTATCTTTTTTATATACCAATCTTAAATTATGTGTTTCATCTTCATTTCCTTTTAAGACAATATCAGCCAATAAATCTTCGATATTGTCTTGTATTATTCGGATAATTGGACGAGCGCCATATTCTTCTTGGCCTTTCATCTTAGATAAAATAAATTCAACAATCTCATCATCCCATTCAACACCATAAGAAATTTCTTCGCATCTTTTTGCTAATTTTTTAAGTTCAAGATTAATGATGTCTTTATAGTTTTCAGTACTAAGATGGTTGAAAGAAATTATATTATCAATACGATTAATAAATTCTGGATTGAACGTGTTCTTTAATTGCTTTTCAACTATTGATTTTTTCTCTTGATTTACATTGTTTATGAATCCAAGTTGATGTTTATCGTTAGCTTCTTTTGCTCCAATATTTGAAGTCATTATAACAATAACATTTTTAAAATCAATAACATTTCCACTATTATCAGTCAACCGTCCTTCATCGAATAATTGCAAAAAGATATTAAATATTTTTTTATTTGCTTTTTCTATTTCATCAAGTAAAAGAACACAACTTGGCTTATTTTTTACGGCTTCGGTTAATTGACCGCCATTTTCAAAGCCGATATAACCTGGGGATGAACCAATAAGTTTTGATACGCTATGTTCTTCACTATATTCTGACATATCCAAACGAACGATTGCCTTTTCATCGCCAAAAACTTCCTTTGCGATTGTCTTTGCTAATAAAGTTTTTCCGCATCCAGTTGGTCCTAAGCATAAAATGCTTGCGATTACACGCTTTTTACTACCAATTCCACTTTTATTGCGTTTAATTGTTCGGCAAACAATATCAATTGCTTCATCTTGACCAATCACAGTCTGTTTTAATATAGAATCAAGATTTAATATTTTTTCTTTTTCAGAAACTGAAAGTTTTGCCAAAGGAATTTTCGTAATATTCGAAATTGTATCTAAAACGCTATTTTCGTTAATTGAAGTAACATATTTATCAGCATTATTAACAAAATCTCGTTTAAGGACTGAAATTTCTGTTTTATTTTTACTGATTTTTTTATTAACTTCATCTAATTTAACGACATCACCATTCTTTTCAGCATTATATTTGTCTTGTTTTTCCAATTTTTCTATTTCAGTAAGAAATGGCTTTAATGCAAGTTCTTTTTTGTCATTAAAACAATTATTCGCGCCACAGACATCCATTAAATCAATTGCCGAATAAGGGAAAGATTTATCAGTCAGATACTGTTTTGACACTTTAATTATTGTTCTTAAAATATCATCATTATATTTTACATTATGATAACGTTCATATTTACCTTTAATTTCTTTTAGAATATCATAAGTAATTTCATCATTTGTCGGTTCGATAATAATTTTTTGGAATTTCCTTTTTAAAACTGGATTTGTCTCTATTGAGTTATGATAACCTTTAAAAGTTGTCGTACCAATTACAATTATTTCACCGTCATTCAATAGGTTTGATAATAGTTTTGAAATATCATTATCAGTATCTTTTGAACCATTTTTTAAAACATTATGAATATCGTCAATAAAAAGAATATATTTCTTGCTTGCTTTTAAATTAAGTGTAAGACCTTGCATACGTTCTTCAAACATTCCTCGCAATTGAGTGTTTGAAATTATTGCCAATTGGTCTAGCATAACAATTTCCATATCTTTAAAACGGCTTGGACTTTCATTGTTCAAAATTTGTTGAGCGATACCATAAACAATTTGAGTCTTACCGCACCCACTTTCGCCGACCAATATGAGATTATTTTGGTTGTATTTAGACATTGTTTGAAAGGCAAGTTTTATTTCATCATCACGTCCAATTGTTTTGCTAACCTTTCCTTCAGCACATTTTTGCGAAATGTTAATCGTATAACGGCTGATATATGAATTATCAGTATTATTGGCAATTATTTGAATTGGCGAAATAGTATTTTGATTTGAGACATTCACTCGCTGCATTTTTTTATTTAAACGATTTAAGTAATCTTCAAGGTGTTCAGCAATATTAAAGATATTATAGTGCTTAAAACTAGTATTTAATATATCACAGATTTTGCCGACATTTAATATAACGGCAACTTCAGCAATTTCTTTAACAAGGCTAGGATTATTAGAAAAATCTAAATCATAATTATTAAGTTTATTAATTGTACTTTCAATTAATTCATCATAATCAATCAAGAAATTTTTATTTAGTAAGTCTTGAATGTTTTTTGATTCAGAAGGCAATATTTTTAATGATTCATTGTAGTCAGCAACGATTTGAAAAATTTTTGTCTTAGTTGTCTTATCTTTTAAGGCTTTCTTAAAGCCATTGTTTTCATCACTTAAAAACAAAACAATGATTTCCCTAAAATCAACGTAGCGTTTAATATCATCATTTGTAATTATTTTTTCGACTATTTTTGATAGTTGAAGATTAAGATATTCCTTTAAATCTGTATTATTTTGTTTTAATACTGAATCCATAAATTATTTACTTTAGATATTTAAATAATAACATCAAAAAATCAAAAAAACAATATATATTTATTATTATAACGATAAAAAAATAAGCATTTTTTATAAAATGAGAATATATAAGATATACGAAAATGATTTAGAGCGTACTTGGTACGATAGTTCTAATATACTTTATAGCGAATGCGATGACTTCGACAACAAGTTAAAAAATGTCCGCATCTTATTCAAAAACGGTGCTTGGTATCAATATAAAGATGTCAAGGTTCAAGATTATTTGCTTTTCCGTGAAGATGTTTCGCAAGGTAAAGCATTGCGAAAATTTTTATTTTCATATGATTATGAAAAAATAGGAAACAAAGACATAAAGCCGATAAATGAAGAATTGAAAAGATTATTAGATAAAGAAAAAGGCGAGCCAAATGATAATGCCGAAAAAGAAATAATTACCGAAAACACTCAAAATGATGAATGAGGAATTAATATATGAAGTGGATTCTGATGACATATCATTATCATCTTTCAAGTTAAGAAATAATCTTAATCAAAAAATATGGGAAAATGATAAATTAGATGGAGAAGTCAGACTTCAGTTATTAGATATTGCCGATGATTTTATTGATTATCTTAACATAAAATGGGTTAAGCCGATTGATATAAAATTGGTTGGTTCAATATGTAATTACAATTGGTCTAAAATTTCAGATGTTGACTTGCATATCATAATGGACTTTTCAAAAATTTTTAAGAAAAAAGAAATAGTCCAAGATTTTCTTGATATGAAAAAAAATGAATGGAACAACAACCATCAAAATCTTACAATATATGGTTTTAATGTCGAATTATATGTAGAAGACATTAAAGATGACGAAAAAAGAACTGAGCCTTCTTATTCACTTGAAAAGAATAAATGGGTCAAGGAACCAGATTTAGACTCAATTTCGCCAATACAAAAAAAAGATGCTCCTAAAATCAAAAGAATTGCTGCTGAATTGATGACAAAGATTGACGATATTGCTGAAACTTATAATACAGCAAGAAAAGATGAAATGGATGATTTAATCGATACTCTCGAAAACATTCTTAAATTCGCAAAAGAACAGCGTTCTAATTCTTTGAAACACAATAAGACAATGGGCGTTGGCAATATAGTGTATAAAATTTTAAGACGAGAGGGATATATTGATAAAATCCGATATTTAATCAATATTTGTTATGATAAAGCTAATTCAATTTAAATATAGGAAATGATATATTTTTTTAAGTTAAATAATATTTATAAAAAAAAGATTTAAAAAATGAGTAATTACGAAAAAAGTATAGACCGCTGCAAGCAGTTAATGGAATATAATAATCGTCCTGATACAAAATCTGAATACAAAGGCATCGAGTTTTCTAAGAAAGGTGCTGACGGCAAGATATATGCAATCATACGTGAAGGTAGCAAATACTATATAAAAGAAAGTGAAAAGCCTAATCCTATTTGTGAAGACTTTGACTATCTTGGAGGCTTCCGCGAGCGAAAGAAGCACGAATATGATTCATATGCAAATGCGTTAAAGAATTTCGATTTGAAAATGTTTTCAATCAAGGAGGCAGTTGAGGCAGATGTTGATGCCAACTTCCTTGTTGAATCATGGAATCCTAATCGTACTCTTGAAGAGAAGTCAAAAATTGTCAATACAATTTCTGAAGATATTGCTCGTCAACGTCAGTTAATGGAAAATACTACTCGTATTATGAACGGTCAGCCAATCGAAGAGTTGAAATCGTTAATCGCGCCAAATGCTGATTCTGAAGGTAAAGATATGAATAAAGATAATATCAAGAAAGGAAAAGTACAAAGCGCACAGCCTAGCACAAATACCGCTAAAACTCCAAAGCCACGAGTAAAGCCAACTGAAGAAAAATTAAACGAAGGCGAAGCATTGCACAACTCAACAGATTACAAGTCAAACGTAGGTACTGGCGATGCTAAGACAAAAGGCAAGATAAAAGGTACAACTGTCGTATCAAGTGCTAACAAGGCATTGCACAACTCAACAGATTACAAGTCAAATGTAGGTACTGGCGATGCTAAGACAAAAGGTAAGTTTAATCTAACTGAAGGTGAGGAAGACTTTACTGAGGATGATGAAATTGTTATCGATGGTGAAGACAAAAAGCAAATCACCGATATTTTGCATCAACTTGCTGACAGTTTGGAAAGCCTTCAAGATAAACTTGGTAATACATCATTTGATGATGACGACCTTTATGACGATGACGAAAATGGAGACGATGATAATGATGGTGACGGCGAAGAAGATGTTTATGAAATCGATTTAGATGATGAAGATGGCGAAGGTGATGAAGATTCTGAAAACGATGATGATGAAGATGTCTATGAAATCGATTTCGATAATGAAGACGGTGAGAATGAAGATAATGAAGATTCTGAAAGCGATGATGATGAAGATGATGATGAGAAAGAATTTTAATTATTGATTTTGGATTTATTTTTGATTCATATAAATTATACGCTTAATTAGTAATGAGGTACCAATATTTTTTGGTGCCTCATTATATTTTGTCACTTTTCAATATTTATAATAAACTTTAATAAGTTATGAATAGAATATTCTATATAAACGAATCAGATTTAAAAAAAATTAAAGATAAAGGCATTAGAATCAACGAACGTCACGTTATAAAATTGCCAAAAAGTGAACCTCCATTGCCACCAATGCCAAATGAGCCATTAATGGGTGAACCAAATAACGAGCCACCAATGCCGAATGATGAATTCAATGCAGATGGAAATGAACAAAATGACCCTAAAAAAGAAATACAGCAATTAACAGGTAAACTATCGCAATTAATACGTCAATATAATAAAGATGAAATTAACCCAGATACAGAATTATCGCAATATGTATTGGGAATGATAATTTCAGCAGCAAAAAATACATTGACGCAAGACCAAAAAGAAAAATTATCTAAGAAATTAGTAAATCCTGATGATACAAATGATGAAAATGATGATTTAAGCAATGAAGATGGGTTTAATGGTGAACAACCACAAGGCGAAGTATTCCCTCAGAATGAAAGCATCAAATCATCCTTAAATATAATCAATGAAATCATCGGCAATTTAAGGGATAGTCAAAAAGAAAAAATCCGCAAAGAAAAAAGATTGCCTAAACAATATCAGAATAATAATTTTAACCCTTATCGTATCAATTTTAAAAATGAAATACAGTAATACTTTAACCCAGTTAATAGAGCAAAATTCTGTTGTTTTTTTAAACAAAGAATCATTAATGTTAGAGGATAACTATCCGAAAGATGTTTCAGTTTCTAATGACATTGACACAAAATCAATTGATGATGCAATGAGAAATTCAAAAGATGGCGAAGCAATGGTAAATAACCCAAATGAGACAGGAACAACTGTTGAAATAACTGGTCATACATCATCTGAATTATCTCAAAAGGCGCATGACTTATTTAACAATAGTCAAAAGAATAAAACGACTGATAACGTTAAATTAATCAAATGTTCAAAAAAACCTACCGAAGTAGTTTTTTTCACCAAAAAGGAACTTGAACAATTACTAATGTAAAAAAAACAATATTTATGAAACTTATAATAAATGAAAGCCAAATTAATGAAATGGCAATTAATTTATCTAAGTCATATAAATTATCAGATTTTTTAATAAAAAGTATCAAAGAACAAAACCATTCACTTTCAAACAATCCTTCTTTTCCGACACATAATAATCAGCCATTTGATTATTTATTGCTGAAAAAAAGATATAAAGATATTGTTGATAAAATTGAAAGCATACCAGATTTAGAATCATTAGATGTTGATTACTTATCTTCGGTTTTGTCGAAAACAATAAAAGAAGTTGTTGAAATTGAAAAACCGATTCGAGAGCAACTTGAAAAAATCTGTTATAACATAATCGTTGAATCATTCGGAATACCAGAAGAGTCACTAATTTTTTCGGCTAATTTAGTAGATAATCTAAGTGACCAAAAAGGCTTGAATCTAACTCCAGAAAGTAGTGATTCTAACGATTATGAATTTGAAGATTTAGACGAAATTTCTGAAACTGATTATGAAATCGTAAAGCGTAGAAATATAGATGCTCTTATACAAGGTGCGTCTTATTTATATACTTACAATAGCGATATTTTTGATAAAGTTTCAGAAATAAATGAACGTTTGCCTTTATTGTATGAAAAAATAATAGCAATAAATGATTATCTATTATTCAATAAAAAAGAACGTATAACTGACCGAAAACGTTTTCAAGGCGCATATGTTGAAACAATAATCGGTAGCGACATTGAAAAAGCACAAATAAAAGTTCAAGGAATAACTTTATTGTTTTTGCTTCAAGAATCATTTAGAGGCTTTTTTGAACTTTTTGCGGCACATGGCTTGCCAAATGATAAAGCAAAAGCCAAATTTATATTGTCTCAGTCAGATTTCTTATTTGCTGAACCTTGGGATTTAAGGTTTGGAGTTGAAATGTGGAAAAAAATAACCGATGACAAATATATAGAGCCAAAAATAATACCATATTTTTTCTCTTATTTATGCCAAATTCCAAGTCATTATTTCATTAAAGTAGTAAAGGAATCAATGGCAAGCACAAAAAAAGGAAAAAGATTTATCTCGTCACTTTTATCTGAAGCCGAATATGATACCGATATGGCTGATTTCCAAAAGACAATGAAAGCAAAAAACGATGAAGTCGGTCAAATAAACGATTGTTATTTAAGTGTTGATGATTTAGATAATTTTGAAATCGATAGTAATAATGATGAAATAATCGAAGAAAATGATTGATATATTACAATATCAAAGAGATTATGCTGCTTGTTATGCCGATACATCATATATAACTTTTATCGAAAAATATTTATCGACTTTTAATGCATCTGAAGGTAAATTGATGCCTTTTATAACATTTCCACGACAGAAGGTTTTCCTTAAAAGTATTGATGAGAATAAATGTAGTATTGCAATCAAGCATCGACAATGTGGTATTTCTACATTGTCGGCAGCATGGACTACGGCTAAAATCACTTTTGCAAATGCTGAAAACCCAGAAAACGTTCTTATAATTGCGAATAAATTGGAGCAAGCATCTGAATTGCTGTTTAAAATTCGTGATTTCTTGTTACAAGTTCCACGTTTGTATTGGGGTGATGAATATTTTTCAATTGACCCAACTTCTCCAAAAAATACAAAGGATATTTTTATCAAAAATTCAAAAACATATTTGGAACTTTTTAATGGGTGCAAGGTTTATGCTCGTTCTTCAGGTCCTAATGCAGCACGTGGTGTATCAGCAGTTTCAATTTTGATTTTTGATGAGGCTGCGTTCATTGAAGATGGACCTTCAGTTTATTCAAGTGCGGTCGCTGCAACGGCTTCTGTAAAGAAAGCCAAAATCATCATGGTTTCAACACCAAACGGTAAAGATGCTTTGTATTATCAAACTTACCGTCAAGCCTTATCCCATGAAAACAATTTCAATGCCGTTGAGTTTAAATGGTATCAAGACCTTCGTTATAACAAATTTTTGGAATGGGTAAAAAAAGATGATAAAACAGGAGAAAATGAAGTCATAAAAGAAGAAGTACTTGATGAAAGTGGTACCATTAAATATGATGAGAAAAGGTGGCGAGAATTTGAGCAAAAAGGATATAAGCCGATTTCACCTTGGTACACAGATATGTGTAAGTCATTTAACAATGACCAAGTTAAAATCGCACAAGAGTTGGATGTTTCATTCTTAGGCTCTGCAAACAACGTTGTTGCACCAGAATTTATTGAACAGCAATCTAAATTAAATGTACGAGATAAACTTGAAACGATGGCTGACCCATTGTGCGAGGAAACATGGTTTTATAAAAAACCTATTGACGGTCATCGTTATGTATTAGGCTGTGACCCTTCAAGAGGTGATAGTAACGACCGTACCGCCATCGAAGTTATTGACATGGATGGTCGTGATGAAAACGGTATGCCAATTATTGAGCAAGTAGCCGAATATGTCGGTAAAAAATTAGGTAACGAAATTGGTATTTTATGCGTTAGATATGCCGAATTGTATAATAATGCATTTATAGTGGTTGATGGAACTGGTGGCGTTGGTGATGCTGCTTTGCTGACAATTATCGGAACAGGATATAGCAATGTATTCTATGATGATTCAGCGCAGAAAAATTATACGGTTCAAAACCCTAAAAATAATGAGTTGCAATATCATGATAAAATGCCTGGTTTCCATTTTCAAGGTAATCGTTACCCAGTGCTTTCTCATTTTGCTGGCTTAATTAGAAACAACGAGTTTAAAATCCGTTCAGTTAGAGTTATCAATGAACTTGATACTTGGATTTTTAAAGAAAACACTGGACGTATGGACCATATGAGTGGAGCACACGACGATACAATTACTTGTTTGGCAATGGCATTATTCGTAATGCAATTCTCAATCAATAAATTGGAAAAAACGATAAATAAAGATAAGGCAATTCTAAATGCATATTGTGTTAACACAAATGTTCCAACGAAACCTGTTCAAGCACGAAAAAATCCAAATCAATATATGCCTCAATTTATTAGTGATAATAAAACAAGGGCAAGACAAAATTTACCAAATAGTCAATTCTTATGGCTGTTTAAATAATAAAAAAAGGTAACTATTTTTTAGTTACCTTTTTATTTGTTATAACAATATATCTTTCAAACGATTTATTTTTTCATTTACTACCGTTTTATTTTTCGGTTTTTCTTTACTTTCGATATATTGTACTAAATCAGAAGAATCTTCTTTTGTGGAAATATATGCGCCTGGAGTTGATGGCTCTGAAACGACATCCCAACAGATTAATTCAAAATCATTTCCGACCATAGTCACGCCATATTTTTCACTTACTGAGCCAATACCACGGCTTGACACACCTATTTTGTAACCGTTCATTAAAAGATTTGCAACTGTATCACCCAATGATGAACATACACCATAACGTCTAAACGCTTCAGTAATGTTAAGTTCCATTTTTCCGACAAGGGTAGAACCTTCCCAATGCAATTCAATAATATTATGTGACACTCGTTCCAAATCGATTACAGACTCAGATGGGTGGTTACAATTATGACTCCAATGATGCTTATTGTTTTCTGAAACATAAAAAGTATGGTTTGGAGTTTCAACGCAATAAACTTTTCCTTCATAAGGTATTTTTTCAAATTTGACTTTTTTCAAATCAATACCTTTATCATTAACGGCATCAAGTTGAGGAATATATGATTTATTTTGATTATTTAATTCTTGATTAAATAATTTTTCAGCCGTACAATTGCAATAAAATACTTTACGGTTTTTGCGGTAAATTACATATTGGTGATTAGGAGTTACTTTTTCGTCAATATCTTTTGACTTTAAGTGAATCAAATCTCCATTAAAATCAAGTTCGATTTTTTTCGTAACTTTTTGAAATTCGATTTTATTTGTCTCAGTATTCAATGTAAGAACATTATCATCTTCAGTAACTTCAGCAATATTTTTCCATCCCCTTACGGTAAGTATTTTAGCATCGGCAGTATAGCACTCGCCTAATGCTTTACGTTCCTTAACTCTTTCCATATATCGTTCAACTTCTCGTTTCAGTATTTCTTCAGGATAAATACGCCCATTCGCATTTTTTATACCATATTTTTGGAAAACAGCTGAAACAATAAATGGATTTGGTACAAACCATCCGTTATTTTCGTCATGCAAGGACTCTTTAATAACTTTGTTTGCCTCCGAATCTAATGAGATATAGCCATCATTTTCAATAAGCAAGCCATATCCCATTTCACCACGTTTTATTTCTTTTAAAATCATTCCAAATTTAAATTACTTAATTATAAATATTTAATTTTTTTAATAAAAATATTTATTTATAAATAAAAAAGTTTATATTTTATTTATAATTAATTCTTTTTAAATGGGGACAATTTTTCAAAAATTAAATAAAGTTTTTTCTGACGGTTATACCAACGGACAAATAAATAACAACACTCTTAGTTATGTTGATAATCCCAATAGTGACAAAGTTGTATATTCGGCTAAAAGTCAAGAAGAATACGACTTAAAAAAATTGGAGTTACAGCAAAATAAGTATTTAGCAGCAAGATGGCTTAAAACAAACATAAATTTATCGTTATCAACTTTCCAAAAAGGAGTAAATAACAATGTTCAATTAATGTACCGAGAAGTTGAATTAATGGATAAATATCCAGTTATCGGTACTGCCTTGGATATTGTTGCTGAAGAAGCAACCATTGTTGATAAAAAAGGTAAGTCATTACAGATACATTCATCATCTGAGCGTATAAAGGCGATTCTTGAAGATTTGTTTTACAATCGACTCGATATCTTGATTATGGCACCAATGATTATCAGAGGCTTATGTAAATATGGTAATCAATTCATGCTTTTAAATATTGACAAAAACTTAGGCGTAACTGGATGGAAGCAAATGCCTGCCTTTAATATGATACGTGTCGAAAACGGTGTTGCTGATGGCTATACAGTAAGCGTATTAAACACCAACACAAATCAAGTTCAAAATGATTTGTCAACTAAATTTATATGGTTGGATAACCGAGACGTAATGAAGCCATATTATGAATGGGAAATGGCGCATTTCCGTCTGTTGCACAATGCGGAATATTTGCCTTATGGTGCAAGTTATTTAAATTCGGCTCGTAGACATTGGCGTATGCTTGCGTTAATGGAAGATATGATGCTGATTTACCGTCTTGAACGTTCGGCTGAACGAAGAGTATTTAAGATATTCGTTGGTGCAATTGATGATAGCGATGTCCGTGCATATGTTGAAGGTATTGCCAATGAATTTAAACGTACTCCAATTGTTGACCCAGAAACAGGACAGTTAGACTTGCATAAAAATTTATTGGACGTTAGTCAAGATATTTTTATTCCAGTTCGAGAGCAAAACGCAGCAAACCCAATTGACACATTAAGTGCAGGACAGAACTTGACTGCAATTGACGATATAAAGTATATTCTTAATTTGGTGTTAACTGCTCTTTGTATACCAAAGAAATTTTTAACGTTTGATGAACCAGCAGGAGACGGTAAAAATTTGTCTTTAATGGATGTTCGTTTCGCAAGACGAATCAACCGAATACAGCAATCGTTCTTGATGGAATTAAATAAAATTGCTGCAATACATCTATATCTGTTAGGTTTTGAAGACGAATTGGATAATTTCTCTTTAGGATTAAACAATCCATCAACACAAGCAGAAGCATTAGAGATAGATACATTCCAAAAGAAAATCGGTGCATTCCGTGATGCCGTCGTTGACCCAGGCAACGGAATTCCAATTATGTCAATGCAACGTGCATATAAAGAAGTTTTAGGATGGAGTCCGTATGAGATTAAAACAAACTTTGAGGAAATCCGTCTTGAACGAGTCATTAAAAATGAATTGGATAGCACTGGAAATGTTATCAGTAAATCAGGATTATTCGACCGTATCGATAATATGTACCGTAATTTAAAACCGAGTGACCAAAATCAGCAAGCACCTCAAAAAGACCCTAATGGAGAAGGCGGCGGTATGCCACCAATGGGAGGCGGTGGAGGTGGTGGAATGCCACCGATGATGGATGATGGATTAGGCGGTGAAGCCGACAATTTAGGTTTCGGTGAAGAAAGCGAAGGCGAAATCCAAGGTAATGAAGGCGAAATACCAATGGATGATAATAAACAAATGACAAACGATAGTTTTGTTAAAAAAGGTAATTTAATAACAGAAACTATCCAATATCGTCCAAAATGTTTCAACGGCTTCAATAAAAGTTATGAGTCTTTAAATGAAATGATTGATAAATTCAATAATATCATAGATGAATAAAAAATAAAATGTTAAGAGCGATAAAAATACGATTATATCCGAACAAAGAGCAAGCAACAATGATAGATAAGTTGCTTGGCTGTTGTCGTGTTGTATATAACCAATGCCTTAACAGAAAAATAGAATCATATAAGAATGACGGTAAATCGGAAAACCTTGCTACCCTTAGTAAATTCATTCATCACGAACTTCTGAAAGATGATAATTTCATTTGGTTAAGGGAACAGAATACAAAGGTTCTAAAACAAGCCATGAAAGATATGCTATCCGCTTATAAGAATTTCTTTGAACGGCATACTGGTTATCCTAAGTTTAAGTCAAAGCACGACAACAAGCAATCTTGTAGATTTGCATATGATGCAATCTCAAAACGCAATGACTATACAACATATCATTTGTCACTTGCAAACATTAAGAAGATAAAGTTCAGATGTAATAAAAAGTATGCTCAATATCTACAGAAGCATCACGATGATATCAAGAATGCAACGTTAACAAAACTGCCTTGTGGTGAATACTACTTGTCAATATTGGTTGACGGTGATTTGACTCATAAAGTTAAAGAAACTAATGCTGTTGTAGGTATAGACCTTGGCATAAAGGACTTTGTAATAACAAGTGGCGGAGAGGTTTTTGAGAATCTTCATTTAAAAAAATCTCAATCAAATAAGATTAAGAGACTACAACGTCAGTTGTCTAAGAAACAAAAAGGAAGCAACAATAGAAACAAGGTAAGGATTAAACTTGCTAAGTTACACAAAAAGATAACCGATAGAAAACAATACTATCTTCATGCCGTAAGTAATTCACTCATTAACGAAAACCAAGTTATATGTATGGAGGACTTGAACGTGAAAGGAATGGTTAAAAATCATAATCTTGCTGAAAGTATTTGCGAAATGAACTTTGGCGAATTTAGAAGAATGCTTGAATACAAGGCTCAGTGGTATAACCGAAAGATAGTATTTATTGATAGGTTTTATCCATCAAGTAAGACGTGCCATAATTGTGGTTACATCAATAAGGCTTTGAAATTGAGTGACCGACAATGGGTTTGTCCTCAATGTGGCGAGATAATTGAACGTGATTACAATGCAGCATTAAACATACTTGATGAAGGCTTAAAAATAATAGGGAACAAAGTTTCCGATTAGATAAAACAAATAGGGTGCAGTATACCCGAATTTACGCTTGTGGACTATCCGACTATGGATGACCGTGGTTTGCCACCTAAAAAGTAGTGATAGGTTGAAGCAAGAAGTTAATAATGAACAAGTTTAGTTTTGTTCAAATTTTAGCATACTGCTTGTTATATCGTTTCAAGGCGAGTAGCCGAAATACTGAATAAACCGATGGAGCGAATTACAACTAAAGAAATTTGCGAATCAAGAAACAAACCTTGGAAATAATATATTTATATAAAAAATAGGTTTAAAATTATTATGAGTTTAAATATAAACGACGAAGAACGTAATGAATTATTAAAGCGATGGCAAGATAATATTCTTAAAGCATCAGAGTACACAGAAGACCCTGATATGCATAAAGAATTTATGGATAAGGCTGACAAGGCTTATCAGCAATATAATGATGTTTCTAATAAGCGAAAAGCATTTAACGATATGGAAGATAACGCAAATATGGCTAAATACATATACGCTATCCATGACTCATATCCAGAATTGCTAAGATACCATAAAGACGCAATACCAAAGTTTATCAATATGCTTAAAAATAATAAGCCATTGAAAAAAGCCAATGATTTCATTTCATCGCTTTCCAAATTCCGCAAGAATAAAAACATATCATCAAACGATTATGTTAAGGAATGTTGCGAATTTATTAACAAAGGTGAAAATTTCACGAAAAAGCAATTAAATGAATCACTTAAAGAAGTTTCTGATTTTTGCCAAAATTATTACATCGGTATTGACCCATCTTTAAGCAAGGACAGCACTTTCATTTCCGTTATGGAAAATTGTAATTATTTATTAACGCAAAAGAAAAACATTAATAATTTGCAAGAATACACAAAAGCAATCAATGAAGTTGCCGATTATCTGAAAAACACTAAAGATACTTTTGATGATTCTAAAGTTGACATATCAAAAGCAATAATTAATTTTAATAATAAAGTTAAAAACCTTAACGAAGATGACAAGAAAACTATTCATGCATTGCTTTCGGGAAAATCAGAAGAATTTATTAACGAAAAGAAAGAGTTCTTTGACACCCTCAAAAATGAGTGTATTACTAAATTCAAAAAATACTTACTTGACGAATCAACTTCAGAACAAAAAGAAACATTAAAAGGTTTGTATGAAAGTGTTGAAAAGATTTCTTTCAATGATGAAACTTTGATTAAGGATTTAGCCAAGTTTTATAATGTAATGCAAATTTTAGATGAATAATGAATACTTATTTCATATCTGAATCACAATTGACTGATTTATTTAAAAATAACAAATACATTTCTTTTTATGACTTTTTTGTTAATGTCAAAGAATTATTAAAATCAATGTTAAAAAAGCCATACGATTATGAAGTTCCTGTTTATTTCCAAAATCATGGTATTGATGTTGATGATTTGATAAAAAAGTTAAAGAAGGTTGGTATAATCCATCAGAAAGAAACAATAACTGAAATACCAATCGATGAAGAAAAACAAAGAAGCCGTCATGGGATAACTTATTTTGTCAGAAAAAGAGATTTTTTAGACCGTTTAAAAAAAGTCTACCAATTAATCAAATAAAAAGATATATGGATGAACGTTTTACATAATCAAAAAAATTTTAAATATTCAAACAGCGTAATCGTAATTCCAATTTATAAAAATATTTTATCTGATTTTGAAAAGGCATCGTTGCAGCAATGTAACGATGTTTTTTATAAGGATTACGAGATTGTCATATTAAGCGATAATTTTGAAAAAATCAAAGGAATTATCGGCACATATAATTTTTCATATTTGCTTTCTGAAAAAAGATATGAAGAAATGCAAAAAGAATTCAACGATTTATTTCCTAATAATCGTTTTTTATTGGTCTATGATTTGAATTCATGGGTATTTTTTAATCAGATACCATATTTCATAAACTATGATTATGATAAATTAGGCGAAGGAAAAAATGTGCTGATTAAATTGAAGAAAAAGAGTACAAAAAATAATTTGTCGATTAATAAAGTAATTTCGAAAGAATTTTCGTCAAAAGAATTAACAAATCCATTACCGTTTATATGGGAATCTCCAATTGAAAACAGCCCTATATTAGAGCCGTATGATAAAGATAAAATTGCGATATGCTGCATCGCTAAATATGAAAATGATTATATTCGTGAGTTTGTAGAATATTATAAAAAGATTGGTGCCGACAATATTATCTTATATGACAATAATGATATTGATGGAGAATCTTTTAATGATGTAATTGAAGATTATATAAAAGACGGCTTTGTTCAAATTTTCAATTACAGAGGGCAACCGCACCCTCAATTAAAAGCATATAACCATTGTTACGATAAATTCCGTAACAAATATAAATGGATTGGTTTTCTTGACATTGATGAATTTATCATTTTGGAAAAACACAAAACATTAAAAGAATTCTTGTCACAAGAAAAATTTAACGGATTTGATTTAGTTAGATTAAATTGGCAATGCTATGGCGATAATGATTTGATTGGGGATGAAAACGATTATGACCGAAGCCTTTTAAAACGTTTTACCAAACCATTATATGAAAAATATTATCAAAATGATTATACTAAATTTTTTATCCGTACTGATTTTGATAAAATATTCATCAATAATCCTCATTCGGTTTTAGAAAATGATAAAATCAAATCTTGTGATACTTGTGGCAATGAAACGAATGCAAATTCAATGTTCCAAAAAAATATTGAATCAAGAGAAGCCTATATAAAGCATTTTCTAACAAAGACTATTATTGAATTTTCGCAGACAAAATACATAAGAGGCAGTGTTTATGGTAAAAGAAACACAAATTATACTTTCAGAAATTTTTTTACGTTAAACACACCTACTGATAAGAAAATTAAAATTGCTAAAAAATATGGTTATTCAGAAATAAGCGATTAAACTTATTTCTGAATAATTTTTAATTCCAAAGGATTTTTAAAAGTCATCATTATATATAAACTAGTTAACCGTTCTAATAAAAAACCTTCTAATCTTGATTGATACTCAACAGTATTATTTGGTGGAAAAGGCTTTAAATATTGGTCAGCATGTTTGGTAACATATTTGTTAATATCATTTTTATTTTTAAAATGTCTTATTTCGTCAAATTTTTTTAGGATTGGAAATACGAAATTACAATAATCGCCAAAGTCTTTTGACTTCATTATAAAAATATTGTATGGTATCAAAATCGGCATTGCCATATATTTCATAACATTATTATATATAGTTGACGGAAAGTCTTCAGATATTATATCTAAAACTATATTTAAATCATCAAGGTTATGGAAATAACCATATTGGTCATAAAGATTCATACCATTGAAATTAAGTTTTGACGGTATTATAATGTCATGCTTTTGGAAAATTTCATCTAAGTCAATTTCATTTTCGAAATCAAAATATCTGCGGTAATGACAAAAGCCAATATATTTTTTATACGCATAATTATTATATATATAAAAGATATGAGAACCTTCATTATATGACAAATTAAACAATTCGTTTTTAGAAGGCGTATTTTCAATTATTTCTAACGAATAATTTTCTTTTGCTAATTTATCTTTGTCGGTAATGATTTTATAAGTGTTATCTTTTGGATAACAGTCAAAATCTTTATGAGCGCATATAAAAATGTCACAATCTTTCATATTTTTTTATAAATTATAAACATTACGCAGTAAAAAATAAATGCTAATATATTATTATTTAACTGCTTTTTTACGGCATTATTAATAATATATTATTATTTATGAAATATTTTTCAAAAATATTTTAAAAGTTATATAAAAAAAATAAGTTTTTAATTTTTTTTAATATTTATAAATAAAATCAGTATAATGAACGATAAAGTTAAAAATGTAAAAGATATCGTTATGGATTATAAAAATTTATATGATTTAATTACTGAGAATAAAGCTGATACTGAAAAGTCACTTTTAAAAGACGTTTTAGCAGAAGCAATCGACAATAAATTAGGCGAAGAAAACAATGATGAAGACGAAACAGTTCCTGAAGACATCGCAGTTGAGCCAAATGATGATGCTTTAACAGAACCGCAAAGTGCTCCTTCAGACATCAATTCAGATGAAACCGATGTTGAAGATATTAGTGCTTTAGAGCCATTCAAAATTGAAGATTCTGAAAATGAATATGACCTTAGAAACGCCGATAGCGAAACTGTAATTAAAGCATATAAGTTAATGAATCCAGAGACCGACCAAGTGGCGGTGGTTTATGATAAAGATAAACAACAAGTTAATCTAAAAGACGATGATACTGAATATATTATCAGTTTATCTGATTTAGATGAACCGAATGAAACAGATTTTAATGTAAGTGAAAATATGGGAAAAAGCGATAATGTAATATTTGAAGTTGCTCTCGATGAAGAGCAAGAAATAATTGATGATTATCAAAAAGAAACTGCTGCAACAATGCCTTCAACAAAGGGTGCGAAAGGCAGACAGATTGACGATGGGCTTCCAAATTCAGATGGAAAACCATTTCCGTCAAAAATCGGCAGCAAGCAGAATAATCCATTCACTTTGTCACCTCGTACAAAGGCGATGAATGAAGCACAAGAAATAATTGATGATTATCAGAAAGAAACTGCTGCAACAATGCCTTCGACAAAGGGTGCGAAAGGCAGACAGATTGATGATGGACTTCCAAATTCAGATGGAAAGCCATTCCCAGGAAAAGTCGGCGGCAAGCAGAATAAACCTTATAGTGTTAATGAGGAAGATATGGCATTTAACGAAGAAGTTGAGGATATTGAGGAAAACTTAACAGTTTCTGGACGTGCTCAACGAAATGGTAGTAAAGGTCGTAAGTCTTCTAATTCAATTAGAGGTAGACGCAATTCAGACAGAGGCGTTTATCATCCAATTGATGAAGGTATGATGGATAGTTACAAGAAAATGGTTAAAGAAAACCATGAATTGAAAAACGCAATAAAAGATTTCCAAAAAGTTTTAGCCGAAACAGCAATTAACTACAAAAACTTAACTTACGTTGTTAAGTTGATGACTGAAAACACAACGACTAAAGCAGAAAAGAAAAATATCTTAGAGCGTTTTACAAATGAAGCACATTCATTGCAAGAATCTAAAATTTTGTATAACACATTAAAGAATGAACTTCAGAAAAAGCCATCAACAAACAGCATTAATATAAATGAGGAAAAGGTTGATGTAAAAGTAACTCCAATCAACGAAAATAAGTCATTCCCAGATGAGTTAAATAAAATTTTAAGATTAATGTAATATTTTTAATATTTTTTTTAAAAAAATGTATTTTTTTACTAATAAAAGATTTTTTTTAAAAAAATATGAATATTTATAAATAAAAATAATAACGTAAATAATTAAAGATACATATGATTACAGACTTTTTACGAGAAGGTAAATTAGGTTCTATCGAATTTGAAGACGCATTGAAGAAGCGTAAACAGCTCACAGAGCGTTGGGATAGTGTTCACTTCCTTGACGGTCTTCAAGGTGAAATGAAAAACAATATCGCTCAGTTATATGAAAACCAAGCAAGACAGATGTTAAGCGAGGCTGCTGATTCAAGTAATAGTGGTCAATTCCAGACAGTTGTATTCCCTATTATCCGCCGTGTATTCAGCAAACTTTTGGCAAATGATATTGTTTCAGTACAGGCAATTAACATTCCGACAGGTAAGATTTTCTACATTTTGCCACAGACATCAGAGCGTGAGTGGCTTGCTGCTGATGGCAATCCTTTGACTAGTACTGATGCTCTTGACCCAACCAAGATGAATGGCGCAGTTGGTAAGCACACTGGTCTTATGGGTTATCGTCGTATTAACCGAAATGATAACGGTAATATCAAGCAACGTTTCTACCTTCCAGATGAGGTTGTTAACGCAGTTGGTACTGCTAATGAGCCAGAAGTTGCACAGTACTACGAAAAAACATTGTACGACTTGTTCTATGATGATTTCTTGTTCGACAACAGCAAGGGTCAAGTTCATATAAAGGTCGGAACTCTTAGTGGTGCAACAATTAATCCAGATGGTTCTACAACTTATACTTCTGGTCTTACTGGCGTTGCTGATGCTTACGGTTCATATCGTTCAGCATATGCAGTTGTAACAGGTTTCAACTCTTACGGTGCTGGTAAACTTGTTGGTCCTGACGGTAACGAAATGGATACTGAGGAATTCCTCGCATCATTGAAAGTTGTTGCTAAATCTGCAATCACTGGTGATAACTTCACTACTTATGAGCAAGGTGAGCCAATTAAGTGGCATGTTGTCGCACAAAGATATGGTCGTGGTATTGTAGACTACGGTAATAACTATTGCAATGCCGATGGTAAATTGCTTATTGAGTTGGAGTTGTATAAGCCTACAACTGGTTCTACTCAGACTGTTGACGGTTTCATCGGTGTAAGCGGTCTTCCTGCTGCAAGTGATTTGATGATTACATGGGCACAGTATGATAGCCTTGAACTTGAAACTGAAATGGGTGAAGTTTCTTTCACATTGACTTCAACAACTATTGATGTTAGTGGTCGTAAACTTCGTGCTACATGGTCTCCTGAGTTGGCACAAGACGTACAGGCATTCCATAGCATTGATGCAGAGGCAGAAATGACAGCATTGCTTTCTGAGCAGATTATGGGTGAGACTGACCGTGAAATCCTTCGTGATTTGCGTCGTGGTGCTGCTTGGTCACGCTCATTCGATGTTAACGGTTGGAGACGTATTAATACTTTCTCAACTAACTACACTCAGAAGGATTGGAATCAGGAGTTGTTTACTGTTATCAATCAGATTTCAGCACAAATCCAGAAGTCAACTTTGCAAGGTGGTGCTAACTTCGTAGTTATCAGTTCACCAATCTCAGCAGTATTTGATAACTTGGAGTACTTCCACGCAACTGATGCTTCAGCAGAGTCTAATACATATGCTCTCGGTATCGAGCGTATCGGTTCATTGAACAACCGTTATACAGTATATGTAGACCCATTGGCTCCTGATAACTCAATGATTGTTGGTCATAAGGGTAAGAATATGCTTGACACAGGTTATGTATATGCTCCTTATATCCCAATGCAGTTGAGTCCAGTATTGACTAACGTCGAGAACTTTGCTCCTGTTCGTGGTATCATGACTCGTTATGCTAAGAAGATGATTAACAACCGTTACTACGGTCATATTAAAGTCTTTGGACTTACAGTATTTGACCCAAGATTACAGCGATAATCAAATCTTTATATATAATAAATGCAACCCTTTTAAAGAGTTGCATTTATTTTTTTTATTTAAATTCCCGAAGCACCAAAACCGCCATCGCCTCTCTCTGACGTACCTAATTCATCAATTTCAGTTAATTCGGTCTTTGGACGTTTAATACACATCATTTGCGCCACTCTTGCATTAATTGGGTAAGGTGCATATTCCAACGCATGATAACGTAAATCAGTCTTAATTTCCTCGTATTTTTTAGGCAAATTAAATAGTCGCTTTACATAGCCAAATACATTATCAGCATCAGTTAAATATTCAAATGTTTTAAAAATTGTCATCATCTTCAATGAAGTACGATTTTTAAAACATAGCATAATTTCGCCTTTATAAATTTCAATATCAGCAACTCCCACACTATTTGTTAGATAGCAATCTGTCTTACAATTAGATGAACGTGGGAACAAAAATTGTGCTGTATCAACATCACCCTCAAAAGCAAGTCCTGTATGATAACGGTACAAATCATGCTCTGAATCATATTCCACCCATATAGCAGTCAAATCCATGCAAACATCACCATCATGTGCATAAGTAGGAATTACCGCTCTTGGGTCTAACTTTTTAAATTTCACTTCAATTTTTTCCATACTTGGGTCTTTGCTTTTAGCCCATTCTTCATACATTCCCATATAATATTTAATTACTTATTATCTTTAAAATAACCGTTTTTTATTGCAATGTTTGTGATATCATTAACTTGTTTCACCATTTTAGCCAATGTTGAAATATAAAAATTTTTCGATGAAGCAATTTCATCAACATCAATTATTGTTAATGCTTCAACTTCTGTTTCTGTTAGTTTGATGCCACAATTTGTTAAAAGACTCAACGAACGGCTTCCCAATTTTAAACTCGTTTGTGATTCCGCAAAACGATACTGATAAGGATATTTGTCGGGTTCAAACATAACAGCTTTCGCTAAATGTTGCAGCAAACAAACCTTAT